GGGCATGGGGGGTGGCGGGGGGACAGGTGGGATCGGCGCAGCGGGTGCAGCAGGAACCGGGGACTGGGGGACTGCCATGTGTGCGTCTTGGGTGTCGCTGGCGGTGCGCTCGGCGGCTGGCTTATCGTCGTCGCCGGTGAGGCCGCTCATGTCCCACTCTTCTGCGTCGCTGCCCGCGAGCGCGAAGCCGCTGTTGGTGTCTTCCGACTCGAAGGCTTGGGGGCAGACGTGACGGAATAGGGTGACGGACTGCGGGTCGTACTCGTAACCCTGGAAGACGTTGTAGATGTCCTCGACGGAGGCGATCCACTGCGGGCGCAGGTCGGACACCCATTCTTGCCAGGTGCCCTCGTAGCCGAGTTTGCGGACGGTGAGGTTCGCTGCGTCGGAGAGTTTCTGGAGGGTGGCCGCGGCTTGCTCGCGGGTGACTCCGGCTTTCGCGAGGTAGCCCTCGAAGCCGAGGGATGGGTCGAGCTCGCCGGTGTCGGTGGATACGTCGCGTCGGACTGCTTCTACGTCTACGCCTGCGCTCTTCATGTAGGAGATGCTGTTGTTCCAGCAGTAGCCGTCTTCGCTGCCGTCGGCGAACAGGAGGCCGGGGCGCAGGTAGGTGGCGGTGCGCGCGACGGATTCGTCACCGTTCATGATCTTGTGGATGTTGTCGCCGCTGAATCCGGGGAGGTAGGCGAAGCATCGCATGGTGGAGGATAGTTTATCGGAGGCGTAGGAGCCGGGGGTGAGCTGGTTCAGGTAGTTGCGTCCAGGGTGATGGCCGATGAGCACGTCGGTCTTGCCGATGGATGCGTAGCTGTAGATGAAGTTGTCGGCCTCCTTGAAGGGGATCGAGATGTTCTTCGTGCTGGCGTTGAGCGGTTTGCCTGCGGGGAAGAACTGGCCGATGTCAGTGACGGGGTTGACGGGATCCTGGCCGATCATGAAGACGCGGGAACGTTTGGCTTCGGCGTTGTTGAAGCCTGCGTTGCGCAGTTGGGATAGTTTCTCGAAGGAACGGCGCATCATGAAGTACATGCTGGTGAACCACAGTTCGCCTGGGTTCACGTCCTGCTTGGGCTTCTTCTTCGGGTCTTCGCCGGACTGCTGCCAAGCGTCCCACTCGGACTCGTAGTTCGTGTAACACATGTGGCCTTGCATGTTGGACTGGAAGAACGTCTGGATCTGCTGGTTCGTGTTACTGATCTCGTCGAAAACGATGCAAATACCGTCTTTTCCGCCAAGTTGTTCAGCGATTTCAGGGCTGATTGTGCGGGCTGCGAGCATTCCGAGCGCGAGGATCATGTAGCGCAGGTAGACGACGGTGCCGAGGGTGCCCGTGTAGCCGGGGGCCCACGCGAGGTTGTTCTTGTTCAGGTACTCGGGGATGTGGGCGCGGGCCTCAAGTTCTGCGACCTTCGCTGCCGTGTACTGCATGAACATGTCCGTGCCCTCTTCGGGGTTGCTGGCGATGTTCGAGCCGTTGATGACGAAAGCGTCGGGGTTGATCGACAGGAGGAGAGAGGCCATGTCAGGTTTGTTGTCCCCCAGGCCGGGGGCGATGCCGGCGATGAGGTGCATCGCGAGGATCTGCTGCGTGGTCAGGCCCTTACCGGATCGGGAGCCCGCGAAGATGCCGTGGCTAGTGTGATCGTTGAACTGCTTGATCTCCTTGCCGGTGGTCACTACGTCATCATCGAGGCCGATGCCGAGGATCATGTTGTTGGCGCTGGGCTTGCGTCCCTGGCGTAGCATCGCGTCGAGGATCTTGCCCGCCCACACGGGGGAGGCGGTGGCGAGCACCTTGTCCATATCGTGCCGGAACTCCCAGAAGCTCCCGTCGTGAATGGGCTTGTAGTTCTGGGCTGTGGTGCCACCTGCGAAGCCGAGGGCTTCGACGATGGCGCGTTCGACGACGTTATCACTCTCGTTGAAGCCTTCGTAGGGGGTGAGGACGCGGACCTTGACCTTGACGGGGATATTGCTCGGGGAGTTGTCGTATGCGGAAACGAGGACGCACGTCGTCATGGCCTTGTAGATGCTTTCGAGCGCGCCGACGACCTTGGTCATCATGGAGGGGTCGTGGTAGGCGAGGCCGTTGTCGGCTTCGCTCTTGAGGAGGGCGCGGACGACGGCGGTGAGCATGGCTTGCAGGCTCTTCTTGACTTCGCGCTCGCGGTAGGTGTCCCAGGAGGATGCGTCGCTGTGGCGGGGGTAGAGGTCTTGTGCGCCGTCGTTGGACTCGCGCCCGAAAGCGTACTCGAGCATCTTGTAAGGGAAGTAGAAGCGTGTGCCGTTGGGGTAGGTGTTGCCCTGGCGGTCCTTCCCGTTAATCAGGATCTCGGCGATCTCGTTGATGTTTCTCGTCGGCATGGGGGTCAAGTGCTGCGCTGCTTGGACCTGTTCCCACAGGCGCAGGAGGACGAGGTTGTGGGTGCGCTGGTAGGCGCGCCCGTCGGAGGAGAGGGCCATGAGTCTGCCCTGGCCGTCTTCGTCACAGGTGAGGACACCTGCGGGTTGGAGGACGCTGTAGCCGGACTTGAAGATGCGGTCGTACTCGTCGAGGATGCTTTCGGCGCGGGCGACGATCTGGCCTTGGTAGAAGGTCATGGCTTCTTCGGGTACGCCGTCGGTTTCACCGTTGAGGGCTGCGAGCACCTTGTCGATGGTGATGTCGCGGGTGATCTTCTCAAACCCCAGACCCGCGCGCGTGTCCTTGGGGAGGGAGGCGAGGTAGAGGGCTGCTGAGCGTTCGTCGCTGGCTGCGTCGAGGAGGACGCCGCGGCTGTTGGAGTTGACCTTGGAGGCGAGGGCCTTGTGGTTGGCGAGGGTCGGCCACCATCCTGGCTGCGCATCGAGGGCAGTGAGGTCACGGCACTGGGAGGCCATAGCCGCCGTGTAGGGCTCGCCTTTTTCGAGGCTGGCTTTGAGGAGGGCCAGGATCTTGGTGTGGTGGGGGCTGGCCTCGAAGTCGCGGAGACGATCAGCGAGGTCGTCGCCGGGGGTGTCCTCGTCAGGCGCGGGGATGCGGGCGGGCGCGTCCACGTCGGTGTCGTCGCGCATCTGCTCGCGCTTGGGGGCCTTGAGGGAGGACAGGTAGGTCTCGAGGGTGCCGCCGATCTGGTCGGAGGCGTAGACATTGGGAGCAAGCTGGTAGGACTCGACGACCTGCGCGAAGGGGCGCAGTTGCGTGTAGTGGCTGTGGGCGGCGAAGTCGGTGGCCAGAGAGAGGCGCGCGCCGTCGGGCGCGTCGGGGATGAGGGGGCGGGGGTCGCCTTTCACGCCGGAATGGGCCGACATGTAGGCTTCGCGTTCGAGCCGTAGGCTCCGGGCGATCTGCTCGATGGGCGGCATGATGTCGTCGGGGATCTGGTAGTAGCCGCCCAGTCGCACGCCTTCACTGAACATGGCTTCGACGTTGACTCCCTCGAACATACTGGCGGGGGCGACGATGGCTTCGAGCGCGCCGAACTGCTTGTGGGACAGGGCGCGCAGCGGAGACTTCGACGTGGAGGAGGGTTTCGCGGCGGCGCGCGTGAGCTCGCCCTTCGTATTCCCGTGGCGTTCCACGTACACGCCGTCATGGGCGATGACGAGGGTCTTGACGGTGTTGGGGGTCCACGCCCCGTAGTCAGTGCCGTCACCGTCGGTGATGTAGTGGCCTCCGAGGGCTTTGATCGTGTCGTCGTAGGTGGTCACAAGGACTCTACCTTTCCGTTGTGGTTACGCAGGTGTTCAGTGTGTGAGCATCAGTGTCGGCGGGATGCTGCCCGTAATACGAGGCACCCCCACCCATCGAGCGCTTGTCCCGCTGGTTGTGTCACCTGGTGGCAATAGGTGGCGTTCCCAGCGGGGGCGTATCGGGGTGGGGGTTGTGAGCCGCTGTAGTTTTGGCCTGCTACAGCGTGCTATTGTGCATTATAGGTTACTGATATGTAGAGAAAAGGGAAGGAAGGGCGCGTGGTGTTTGAAGCCGTCAAGGTCGCGCTTGACCCGACCCCTGCGCAGGAAAGATTGCTGCTATCACATGCGGGCGCGTCCAGGTTTGCGTATAACGCGGGGCTTGCGCACATCAAGGAAGCGCTGGACGCGGGCGCGAAGCCGGAATGGTCGCTGTACGGTCTGCGTCGTTGGTGGAACTCGAACAAGGACGCGCTGGCTGTCGGCGAGGATGGTGTGATCTGGTGGACCGAGAACTCGAAAGAGGCCTACAGTAGTGGCCTGGAGGCTCTTGCGAAAGGTCTGTCGAACTGGTCGAAGAGCCGGAAAGGCGTGCGTAAAGGCCGCAGGGTTGGGTTCCCACGGTTCAAGGCCAAAGACCATGCTACGCCCCGTTTCGCGTACACGACCGGCTGCTTCGGCCTCATCCAAGGCGACCCGAAAGCCCTGCGACTGCCGCGCATCGGTCGTGTGCATTGCATGGAGGATATGACGGCACGAGTTGGTGACGCGAGGGTTCTGCGCATGGCTGTCTCGCGCCGTGCGGGGCGCTGGTATGCGTCGCTCACGGTCGAGCGCGAGGATAAGCCGGTGACGAAGCCACCGCAGGGCGGCACAGTCGGCATCGACTTGGGCATCAAGACGTTGGCAACGCTGTCGGACGGGACGGTCATCGAGAACCCGCGCCCATTGAAGAAGACGGAACGGAAGCTAAAGCGCGCGCAGAAGGCCCTCAGCCGCAAAACCATGGGCTCGAACCGGCGCGCTAAGGCCAGGGCCAAGGTGGCGCGCATCCACGCCCGCGTCGCGAACCAACGGCAAGATGCGATCCACAAGGCAACCACCTGGCTTGCCGGAACCTACTCGGAGATCTGTATTGAGGATCTGCATGTGGCCGGCATGGTGAAAAACCACCGGCTCGCTAAGGCGGTAAGCGATGCGTCGTTCGCCGAGTTTCGCCGACAACTCGAATACAAGACGGCTAGGACTGGCGCACGGCTGCACATCGTTGACCGCTGGTACCCCAGTAGCAAGATGTGCTCACGCTGCGGGAGGGTGAAAGCCAAGCTCTCCCTCGCTGAGCGAACCTACAGGTGCGACGGTTGCGGGCTGACCATGGACCGCGACCTGAACGCGGCCATCAATATCAACGTCGCCGGGAGTGCCCCGGAGACCCAAAACGCGCATGGAGAGACTGTAAAGCGGGGCAACCGTTCTGGTTGCGCAACGTTGGACTCGGTGAAGTGCGAACCAAGCCGGCGTAGTGGGAAACCACGCCGGCTTGGAGCGGACGGCCGCAAGCCCGTCCTGCAAGCAAAGTCAAACTAGCTTGTAACGGTGGGGGTGCAGCCTGTGTGGACTGGGGTCACCAGTCGGAGCCGCCTCCAGCGGAAGCGGTGGCAACATCACCTCGGTTTTCGGCGCGAATGCGGCTGCGCTCGAAAGCGCGACCGGCGAAGAAGCCGATGAGGAAGCACGCTGCTACCCCGAGGAACAAGGCTGCGAATGTGAAAAAGACCTGCATGGGTTTTCCTTCTTGGTTGGGTTAGGCGGCGACGAGTGCCGCGGCCTTCTCGATGCGGTCGGGGCGGAAGCCGCCCCAGGACTCCAGAATAGCGCCGTCCCCACCTCGGACTGCGACGACAGGCGCTTGCTGGTAGCCGAGTCCCTTGATGAGGTTGAGGGAGTCCTCATTCTGGGTGACATCAATGGACTCGTGTGCCACTCCCAGCTTCTTGAGCTTGCGATAGGTGGCATCGCACTGGGGGCAGCGGGGCTTGGAGTAGACGGTGATCGACATGAGTGGTTCCTTCCTTCCCCCATGGCGGGGGCGCGGGTTTGGTCTTCTGGGTTCTGAGTATCCACCGTGGGGAGTGCCAGGAGTGTAGCGGCGCACCCGGAGGTGGATATGTGCTCATCATGCCACACAAACTCAGACGTGCACGAACTGGACAGGCCATACACGACTAAACCACCCCGAAACCGTAAACGTTCCACAGGCGTACAGGCTGGTATGTCATATTCAGGTGGGGTGCGAGTTCGCGAAACGGAATCGGGTTCCCTCACCTCGAGACCCCTCCAGAAGGGACTGCACCCCAGTTCGCGATGCGAACTCACCCGAGTTCGCAACTAGGAATCGAATACAAATGAAAGATAGAAACTAAAGAAAGATACCCCCTCTATCCCCCCACGAAGCCGATCCAAGGCTGTCCTGTCGCTGTGGCTGGGCTGGGTAGCGCAGCCGCTACGCGACTGCGGAGGCAGAGACACGGCGAGATGGATTTGACTTTCAGACGAAAAACGCGCAGACTTGCACTCACAGCAACCCAGACTGCGAAAGGACACCCCCGACATGGACATCGACCGCATCACCCGATGGGGAATCATGCTCAGTGCTTCCTCCTACAAGCGCAAGTTCCCAAGGCCCCTGCGCGCAGGAGAGCAGCAGGCACTCTTCGAGCTCATGGAGCTGTCGCGAGCAAACAAGGAGCTCGTCAACCTCCCGCCTCGAGACACCCCGGTGTCAAGCTCAGACCTGCGTCCGTGCAAGATCCGTTTTTTCCAATCCATGCTCACGAAGCTGGTGGAAAAGGGCATCATTTTCCGCGTGAACATCGGATACAAGGGCAACAAGAATCTCCCCCGGTACCGCTACTTCGTCGATTGGGAGGGTCTTCTCACCCCGGAGGCGATCAGCCTCCTAAGCCTCCCCACGACAGGGAGCATTAACTCTCTGGAGAGCATGAAGGCTCTCGAAAGCGCGAAGGAGGCGTGAACCATGTCAACCGAACAGCAGGAAGTGCGCCTCATTCGAGGCCAGGGCTTCGATGACAAAGATCCGAGCATCATCAGGGACTACAACAACTACGACGGTCCCGTCGGGTGCTTGTTTTTCCCGCACCTGCTCGCCCAGAAGTTCTCGATGGCAGAGCGGCAGTGGCTCGCAGCCTTCTTCTCCCAGTGGAATCGTTCGCACATCGTTCTCACACCGCAGGACATGACGGACCTCACCGGCCTGAGCTTTGACGAGGTAGTGGCCGCTCGATACTCCCTCCTCGAGCGAGGAGTCATCAAGGAGCACAACTACGTCAACGAGAAGATCGAACTCTGCAACGTGTTCTACGTGGACGTGCAGAAGGTCTTCAACGAGATCGGCATGAGGAAGGCCAGCGTCCAGCCGGGGATGCGGCACACTGTCGAAACCTTCCAGTTCTGGTGCAACGAGATCCAGCGCGAGAACTACGCAAACGCGGAAGAATACTTCAAGCGCCGCGGCCGCAGGATCGTCGTCCCCAAGAAGAGGGGCGAACCGTGGCGACTGGAACCCCTCGAAGAAACAAAGTGACCGCTCAGGGCGGATAACTACCCTGAGCGGTCAAGAAAACGTACAAGGAAAGGATAACACGCGATATGGCGCACGGCAATCTCGTTCGCAACTACTTTGCCTGCAACGCCCAAGCGGCGCTGCTGAACCCCGGCCTCGTAAAGGTCGAACTCAGCACCAAAGAAGTACTGGCTTACGCGGCACTGCTCTCCTACTGGGGTTGTGACACTATCACCCCCACCTGGGATGCGTTGCTGAATCGGTCAAGGCTCGGAAAGACTGCCCTTTCCGCAGCTCTGGACTCCCTCGAGGTGAAGCGAACGCTCGAGCGCCGGCGCTTCACCGACAGCGCAGGCCGTCGCCATGTCATCTACTTCCTCAACATCGAAGCCCTCTTCGAGAAGGACGTGGTTGAGGCGTGCGGCATGGAGAACGAGCTCTACAAGCACTCGATCAAGGAAGGTGCGTCAGATAGTGCCGTCCTCGCGCGCGTCCGCCACCTGAACACGACGGGCTGGAAGTCCACGCGCTTCACGACGAAGCAAGTGAAGGAAAGCCTCACCCCCGAAGAAGAATCTTCGTGTGGCTACGACGAGGACTCTCTGGATGGCTTCCTCATCAGCGGGTTCCCCGACGAAATGCCCGTTGAAGAACCCCGCGAGGAGATCTACCCACGCGAGGGAATGCAGCCCCTATTCGGCGATGGTGCGGATCTTGAAGACGATGCGCAGAATGTCCCAGAACTAGCCAGCGACTCGTCTGATCCATGGCCTACTGCCGCCACCATCCCTGGCGGCTCAGAATGGGCCCTTGACGACACGGAGGACACATCCATGGTGTTCGACACCCCCGCGTCGAGTGAGACTGTCCAGGAGCGCACTGAGCGCATCATCCGCGATCATCCCGGCGACGATGTGATCGACGCTGAGATCATCGACGTGGAGATCATCAAAGATGAGACCCCCTCGGACACGCTGATCGACGTTCCTGTCTCCCAGGAGCTCACTGTCGCCGCCCCCAAGGCTCCCGTGAAGGCCAAGAAGTCCAAGAAGCGGAACGACTACCCCGACGACTTCGAGGAGTTCTGGCGCACCTACCCGCGCCACGAGGACAAGAAGAAAGCATTTAAAGTGTGGCAAACCGCGCTCAAGAACGGCGCAACCGCCGACGAGATCATCGCAGGCGCAGCCCGCTACGCCAAGTACCGCGCAGGCGAACCCGAGCAATACACCAAGCACCCCTCCACCTGGCTCAACGGAGACTGCTGGGAGAATGAGTACTCGACCGCTGGCATGGGCTACGGGAGCAGCCAGTACGGTTCGCGCCTCTCACCCGAAGAAGCTGCACTCAACCGTGAGGCCATTGCTTCTACGTTCGCTGATCGCCTCCGCGAGTGGGGCTACAGCTCTGTTGAAGAGTACCGGGAGCATACTGAAGGACTCTCAAGGATGTACCGCGAGGATGCAGAAGAGCAACGCGCTCAGGAACTCGCCATCCTCAACGCCTTCTAAGCCCAACGAAAGGAACATGCCATGGTTGCCTACAACATGAACGTCCTCCAGAAGGAAATCACGACAGCCCTCAACGCGGGCAAGATCATCCGAGGAATTGGCACCACACAGGAGCAGATCGCAGCGTGGGCCACATACCTCATCCCCATCGCCACCGACAGCAACATCGTCGAAGCCTTCCGCCTCTGCATGAGCGGCGGCACAGAAGTCTACGGAAAAGTAGACGTAGCCGACATCAACAAGGCCATCAAGATCGTCCGCTCCCAGCGTGTCAACGACTGGGAACAGCGCAACGAAATCGGCATCGAGTTCGACGGCCCGCCAGCACGAGGCTTCGTCTACAAGCGCGTCTTCATGAGCTGCATCGCCGGCGGCATGAGCGACACAAAAGCCGACCAGCACGGCAGACAAGCACTCCAACGCGCCGAGTCATACCTCCAGCAGAACCCACAAGCACAGTGGAGCGACGCGCTCGACATGACAACGCGGATGCTTGAAAAGGGGAACTTCATCCGCTCCGACGTAGAGCTCCCATCGTCACGGGCCAAGGACAAGTACTTGCTCCATCGAGGTAGCGCCGCAACCATCCGCGAGGCTGAGAACAACCTGCCCCAGCTCCCCTCCGGCCAAACGCGCGTCCAGGACGAGCCTGTGGAACGCCCCCGCGCTGTCCAAGCAGCTATCGAAGCAGCTCGACGCAAGATGAGCCGCCATGCAGAAGAGGAACGCCGCAAGCAGGAACGCTTACGCCAGAACCTCGACGGACGCTTCGAACGCCTCACCGGCATTGACCCCACCACTATCGGACCTCAACGATAGAAAGGCAGCACAAGTGAACGCCGCACTTATGTACGCAGTATTCAACCTACTACAAGACCCGCAAAACCCGAAAGAACAGTATTCAACCAGATGCAACGCAGGGTACACACCCGTCGTCACCAAAACCACCGACGGCACCCCTGCTGTCGCCAACAACAACGCTGAGGATGCGCCCGCCGCCACCAACAGCATTGAGCGCACACCCACCGTCGCCGCACGCGCATGGCACTACACCGCCATGTCAGCAGCCACATTCACGCTATCAGCACTCCTGGCCCACATCGCCACTGAGGCAATATGCAAACGTATCCGTGGTCGCAACTAAGCGCACACGTGGCGCGCCAACGCCGATAGCCGCCACCGTCGGACCCCAACGGCAGAAAGCAGTCACACGTATGACAACCCAGGAAATCACGCTGAACCAGGACAGCGACGACGGCCTCTACACGCAACTCCTCCGAGGCCGCTACGATGTCAGCATCGACGACAGTTGCATCACTCTCGACAACGGGCTAGTCCTCACCATCGAAGGCAACGAAGGGTGCATGGCCTGCATAAATGGCTGGTACCACCTCGAACAGATCTTCAAGCAAGGCAGCAGCAACGCGCGCATCATGAGCGCCCACGTGGAGCACAGTCAGGACGACAACTACTCAGCGGGATGCGAGATCTACACCATCTTCGTCATGGTTGACGGCAACCCACATCAACTCCCCCTCGCAACGATCCGAGGTGACGACGGCCCCGGAGGCTACGGAACAGGGTTCACGCTCACCGCCACCATCCAAAACCCGACCCTAACGTCGCCAGTCGCACTACAGAACGTCCTCAAGGCCATTGCAGCCGGAAAACCGTGTCCTACAGTACCCAACATGAGAACCCGCGAGGACTTCCTCAACGCCGTCGCCTACACCCTCTACCAGACACGCGGCTTCGACTCTCCCCTACGCATCACCGGCCCCGAAGCCCAACTGTTCCGCGACACCGCTACCATGAACCGCCAAAACGGCCTGCTCCACCAGACGGGCACCTGGAACTCTCCCCAGAACATGCCCCTGTTCTGGTTCGCCGACGATGACAGCGCATCCCTCATCCTCCGCGACTTCACCCAAGGAACCAGCGGGTACCTCAAGAAGCTACAGGCGTTCATGGAGCAGATCCACGCACACGACACCGAGATCAAGACCTACGTCACCGGCTACGCTCTGAAAGGCAACACTGCCACCGTCAACGGAACCCGAGTGCCGGCCACCGACTTCCTCCTCTCTGAAATCTGCGGATGGCACAGACTCAACGGCAAGGTGGTTCCCACCTTCTACTACGCAGACACACTCGGCGCGCGCATCATCAAGCACCGTGGAGGCGGACGTGGAGACGTTACACTCATCTCAAGAACCCAGAACGTTTGGGCCATTACCCCACAGGAAGACACCACGCTATGACCAAGAACCCCAGCAAGCACCGCGGCACTCCACGTAGAGGAACCATCCTCCATGGTCTCGCCCGACTCATCCGCCCCCTCCTCGCTATCGTCGGGATCGTCAGCGGCATCATGGCCTCCTTCGCACTCGCGGACGTGAACCGGGCCATCAGCATCAACGACGCTGTACTCGCCTCACACCCCCCACAGGACGCAACCACCACCATCCCCAACCCACTCCCTGAAGGCACCATCACCGCCCTCGTCTCCTCCCATGCGGGCAGCGCGGGCTACAGCCCCACCGCAGGAGTCCTCATCGAGCCGATCTGGCTCTTCCACCCGCGCATGAGCTTCGTCCTCGCGCTCCTGGCGATCCTCGCGCTCGCATCCTGGGTCACCAAGCGCACCAGGTGGAACACGCTCCCCTTCGTCCGCAAGTTCCACATCGAGGCCCCCAAGCCTCGCTGGTGGTGGGAGTTCACCGGCTACGCCGAAGTCCTACTCCTCGTCAGCCTCACCGCCACCGTGATCTACACGCTCGGCAGATAGCGCTCAAGCACAACGAAGCGGCCCGGCACCCCACCTCTGGGAACGCCGGGCCGCTTTCGTGTGCGATCAGTCGCGAATCAGGGAACCATCAGCGCCGATGCGCGCCGTGAGCTTGTAGCTGTAGCCCCACTTGTACTCCTTTTCCTTGTAGCCGAGGTCGTGGAGCAGCTGCATCCAGGACTCATAACCGCCCTTGGTGAGAGCATCGCGGAAACGCTCCAGATCATCCTCTGCGAGCTCAGGCGTGACCTTCACTCTCTCAACATGGGGGAGCATGGGCTCGCACTCACCAAACGCTCCCAGAAGATACGGTCGTACACTGTAGACGACCTCCACCTCATGCTCGCCCGAGTCGAGTCCAAACTCAGACAGACGCTCCTTCAGTGTGAACCGCTCGCGGGGCTTCCATCCCTCGCAACGGTCCAGGCGCTCACTCAAATCGTGCACGGCAGCAAGCATCGGGCGCGACGCTGCGATGACCAGTGCAGCAAGCTCGAGCGACACAATGAAGTTGTCGCCTTCCTCGTCGGCAGGCTTGAAGAACTCGAACTCTGCACCGCAGCAGCCAAAACCGATAGATGTGCGGAATCGCTGCTCCTCTGTAGCACTAGGGGTCACGGGAATGCGTAGAACAGCAACAACCTCCTCACCCTCGTTGCGCTTGTCATCGAAAGTCCATGTGAGGGCCAGAACCCCACCATGCAAGGCAGCTGCAACACGGCGAAGAGGGCCAGCAGCGCCAAACGTCACAATAGGCTCCTCGTTGAGATCGGCATCAACACACTGCTCAAGGAGTCGCGCAGCGCTCGTGTGAGTGTTCAATGCGATCATGCAGTTCACGGCGACGTGCGCATAGAAACGCGGGTTCCCTGACTCAATGGCCTCCACAACATCGTGCTTGAGGAAGTCCCTGAACCAACTCCGATCCGCCTTGAAGCTAGGGTGCGCCTTCTCGTAGGCGACGTAGTACTCCTGCTGAGCGGTCTCGAGTCTGTCGTGAGCTTCCTTGAGGCTGGCGGGGATGTATGTGGACATTGTTGGCTCCTAGCTTTCTGGGGTGGGGGAGAGGGTTAACGGCGGTTGAGTATCGAGCTTCGAGCGATCACCTGTCGCCTGGTGGCTTTCAGTGTGCGCCACTCGAAGGAGCGAGCGTAGGTGAACACGAAGACGATGCCGGGAAGTGACCCCACCGCAACGGCGAGCACTGCGATGAGAGCAATCGAGCTGGCCAGCGACATATGGAGCCTCCCTTCTCAACATATCCACAGAGTTGTGAACAAGACTGAGCATAGCATCCCAAACCGGACTGCACAAGCGGAACTAGAACCCAACACGGGAGACAAGGAAGAAGCCCTGCCTCCCGCGCACACCTACCTGCCAATCGCGACCCGACCGCCGTCAACACGCTGCCGAGCAGGATCCCCCACGCCACTCTGATAACCGTCCACTTCACCTCGAGTCACATCACCGCGATCCAACTTCCTCCGACTCTTGCTGACGCGCAGCTGCGGGAACTCCTCGTTAATGCGACGCTCAGCGCGCGAAGCTCTCCCCACGACAACCAGCTCCTTCGACGTTCCCAACGCCTCTTCCCTCATAGCCGCGTAAACCCGAGCGGTAACGCCACGGAAGAACCCCAGCGTGTAGCCGCGCCGAAAACGAAGCCGATCAGACTGCGAATAGAACACTCTCTCCCGCAGGGCCTCCTTCAGGCCCACCTTGCACTGAATGAGCGCCGAGTTGAAGAGCTCACTCAAGAGTGCCAAGTCGCCCGCAGCGCCAGCAATCGTAACCTGGCTTCTGCGAGGGCCTTCCTGAACGACGGCCATGCAGCTAAGAGCCTTCGCCAGGTTCGACAAACCGATCACGTGCATCGGCCCCATCGACCCGCGCCCACCCTCAACCCAGACCGTAATGACCTGCACACCCTCCCTGGGCGAGTCCACGTCGGGAAGTGACTCAATCCGATACTTCACCTTGACACTCCCGTAGTTTCCACTACGTGATTCCTGCGAACTGGGCTTGCTTAGACTCGGCTGTTAGGCCAAGGTCCAGCGGCTTCCCATATTGAGCAGGCTATCCCCGATTGTCGGTCGGTTCTTCTTTACGTTATTGTCCGGTTTGGCTGAGCCGAAGCGCTTCATCCAGAATGTTCAGCGCAGCGTTCACATCCCGGTCGTGCAAGGTTCCGCAGTGCTCGCACGTCCACTCGCGCTCCGACAGGCGCAGTCCCGCGTACTTGTGTCCGCAGTCGTGGCAGAGTTTGGAGCTCGGGTAGAACCTGTCCACCTGAACGAGCGTGCGCCCGTACCACTGCGCCTTGTAGGACAGTTTGTCCACGAGACTGCTCCACCCGTTACGGAGTATGGAACGGTTCATCGCGCGTTTGCGTGACTGACCATTACGCATGGGCTTGCCGTTTGCGTCCAGCTTCTTCTTCGCCTTCCGCGTCATGTTCTGCACCGCCAGGGTCTCCATGCCGATGAATTGGTTCTCTTCTATCAGCCTGTGGGACAGTTGGTGCTGGAAGTCCTCGCGGTAGTGGCGCAGGTTCGCGTAGGCCTTGGCTACGACGGCCTTCTGCTTGCGGTAGTTGCTCGAATCCTTCCTCCTGTGGGACAGCTTGCGCCGCTCCCGCCTAATGTTCTCTTCCAATCGGCGCAGCCGGTCGGGGTAGTTGATTTTCTCGCCGGTGGATAGAGTGAGGAAGTCCTTAACACCCAAGTCGATGCCAACCTTCCCGCTCGCCGGCGGCTTTGGCTGAATGTCCACGTCGAACAGGAGCACCAGATAGTACGTTCCGTTCTCGCGCTTCACTGTCCAGCTGGACAGTGATTCGAGTGGGTAGCGGAGCCAGTCTCGTCTGCGTATGCGCACCGACCCGAGTTTCCTGGACAACGGGTACCGTTTGCCGTCCATGTGGCGTATCGGCATGGTGTTACGAAACGATTGAACATTGTCGCTCTTCGATGCGAAACGGGGACGATGCTTCCCATACTCGGCTTTGCGGAAGTACGCGGACTGCGCCTTGCGGAAGTCCATGATGGTGTTACTCAACGCGCTCGATGGGATCGGACTATCCCTCAGCCATTCGTTCGCGTTCTTCATATCGGTCACACCCGGATACACGGGCCGCGGATTGGACTCCTTGTCATACGTGTTGAACGCCTCGACCTGCTGATTGTATGCGAAGCGCCTAGCTCCGAAGCACTGTTCCAGTAGTGCAGCCTGCGTCTTCGAGGGCGTGAACGGTATGCGTTGTGCCACCTTGCGGTTGGTCATTTCGGTTCATGCTCCTTCAGTTGTTGGCTGTCGATGTACTTGGCCACCGCCTGCTCGTTGACAGCGCCGATGCTTTCCGCACAGTAGCTTGGGGACCATAGGCTTCGTTCACCTTTGCTTCTCCAGTACTGGCTTTTCAGCTCGGGGTGCATGGCGAATAGTCGGAGACTGGACGTGCCTTTCAGCTGTTTGACGATGGTGCTCACGCTGATTTTCGGCGGGGCGGACACGAACAGGTGAATGTGGTCGTCCGATCTGATCTCCATGTGGGGGATGCTGTAGCCGTGCTCGCCTGCTATCTCGCGGAGGATGGCCTTCAGGTCTGAGTCGATTCCGTTCGTGAGTGCCTTGCGGCGGTGTTTCGTACACCAGACGATGTGGTAGTTCAGGTTATACACTGAAGTCCTACCATGCGTGAACCGTTCGTCGCCTGCGCTCATGCAGATAAGTGTAGCGTATTCACTACCATGTGCATAATTGAGAACGCCCCTAATCCAGCATCGAAACATCGGGCTTGCAGACTAGGATCCCATCAGCTTCTCAGCTCGCGCAGCCGCCACCTCGCGCTCAGAAGCAGAAGCGCCCGGATCCTCAGCCAAGCGCAGAAAATGCCGAATCTGATCCTCAATTTTCACAGTACAAGTCCTTCCAGTAGTCAATCGCGCCCACTCGAGCGCCAGCACATGCAGAGTATCAGCGCCCACAGCAAGCGACCCCGTAGCAACAGGCCAACACGCACACTATCCACAGACCGCACGCGCAAGAGGCCCGACCGGACCATTCAATTTGCAAACAAGTCCAACATGGACTACAGTTCCAGACTAAGAGAACCCCCAGAAAGAGAACCGCCATGCCCACCCAGAAGAAAGTCATCATCGGCACCCGAAAGACCCTCGTCGAGGCCACAGTCCACAACCGCAGCGAGGTTGTTGAATACCTCAAGCAGCGCGATTGGCACCTCGACACAGATTCCTTCGTCGAGATCGCAGCGGATGAATACTGCCTCGTCAACAACAAGGCACTTGGCCCCGGTATGAACGTCCTCAATGAGGAAGTCGTTCACACGTGGAGCACAGCCGATATTGCGCAGTCGGAAGAGTTGCGAGCGCATGAAGCGCGTTTTCGCACGGTATGCAGATTGTTCCAAGTTGAGATCCTACTAATAGGAATGCTCACAATAATTGCCATGCTCATCTCATGGAAAAGTTTCGGAATGGTGGAAGGTGCCATTGTTGGCTTGGTAGGTATCTGCTTCATTCTTTTAAAGCTCGTCGCATTCTCTGTGGCAACGGATTAAGTGCTATTGACTCGATAGGACATGCTCATGACTAAGAAAAATGTGCTCATGAAAGGTGCGCTCACGTTCTTACTGGAGCTAGTTAAGGTGTGCGTTGCTATCGCCCTACTGACCGGGACTGTCGTAGCGTCTGCCTTTTTGGCCATACAAGGAGTATTCTTCATACGTGACACATATGGGTTTCATGGAGTGGCTATCGCGTGGTTCATCATGTTCCTGATCCTGATGTTCGCGTGTGACGTGCTCCACGATAAGCGCGAGCAGAACAAGGCTCAACGTATAAGGAACGCAGTCCAAGCGGAAATCGACCGACGCAGCCTCGAGAGCAAGGAGACAAGCTGTGATTGACCACCTAAACCTAGCCCCCAATGATCCACCCATACCGGCAGGCTGGAAACCAGTCTGGATGCCATCTCTATCCCTACCCTTGTCTAGGACTAAACTCGTTGACTTCCTAATTGATGAGGAAGATGACCGTCCCTATCCCCACCTAGGAAGGTAACGCCACCATGCCTGCCGTCACCAAACAGACCCTTACCGTCCGCGACCTGTACGACGCGCGCGACAACATCGGCCTGTCCCGTAAGGAATGCAAACAGCCGCCCAGAACCCGCTCCCTGTTCGAGTGGGGCAAGGCTCAGCAGGCCTACTACCTGGACAACCTCCTATGGAGTATCACTAGCCCTCCGGTCGTCTACATCTGGGAACCCGTAGACGGGTCCGGTAAGGGCGCAGTCCTGGACGGTCGCCAACGCCTCAAGGCGATCTTCTCCTACCTCGACGGCAACTACCCGCTGGGAAAAACTATGCCAGGCGGCTGGGCAGGTAAAACCTACAATCGGCTACTCGCAACCAACCCGCACCTCGCAGAAACGATCCTGGAGACACCAATCCAGGTGGTCACCATCCAAGCCACCTCCTACTGGGAAGCCACCATCGCTGTCTATCCGCAAATCTGTGGACACACTCGCAAAACGGTGGAACTTGAGCAGCAGATGCTCATGCACTATCTGGACGATTACGGCCTGGACTATCGCGACCCGGACTGCAACATCTTCACAGACAAGGAGTACTGCGACTGGGAAGTATCGAACCTCAAAATGGGTATTGAGAAATTCAAGCGAAAGCCCCCACTTTCACCTCACGAGTACATGAATAGCGAAGGGTGGCAAAAGGTGAAGGCCATGAAGTCGGAGCTCAGAGCTACCGAGTTCGTCGCCCGACACCACAGTAGAGGAGTCATCCCATGCTGAACGTCTACAGGATCCCTGACCCAGCAACCGTCCCTGACGACTACGACCTCGCGGCAGAGCTCACCGCCCGCGGCCTCCCTACGCGCTGGATCGGCGAGTTCTGTGAGCACACCGGAAACGATGTCCGCCTCGCCTTCTACGACCAGGCCTACGGGTACGACACCGAGGAAGACGGCGGCGACGCGCTCGTCTGGAACCCCGACACTCATGAGGTCTGGTACATGTCCAGAGGCGACGTAGAAGCTGCGCAGCGCATCAACCCTGGTACCCCATTCACGCACCTGTGCTACTCGTACTACATCATGGGCGAGGATATGGGCCGGGATCTCGGTGCACTCCAGCGTGAAGGCCTCGACTGCCAAATCTGTGCCAGCCACCTCGACGGAACTGACATGGAACCAGCCATCGACATCCTGGACCTTTACGGAGAGTACGGCAATCTCGCCTACCCCGGCGACATGATCGTCTACACCGACGGAGTGCTCTACGAAACGATCCCCCAGGACGTACACGAAGCCGTCAAAGCAGCATCCTAAACTCGCCCCATGCGCGAAGCGCCCCTCCCCACTGAACCGTAGGGGAGGGGCACTTTCGCATGTGGAGCCTTGTCAAAAGTAAGTGCACCTTATGGACTTGTGTCAACTTGCAGCAGTCCAATATGGGATATAAGCTGATGGGTAGAAAGGAGGCCTCTCTATGACCGCACGCAAGGCAATTCTGGCCCTCGACTTTGACGAGGTGTTCATCCTCGCCCCTGGCACACCAACTGCGAAAGGGGCGTACCCGGATCGTGCCCGCACCCTAGTCACGGTCAAGCTCGACAGCGGACTCGTGGGCACCGGGGATGTCTGGTACTCACCCCACATGATCGAAGCACTCAACATCATCGTCGGCGACGCGGACAAAATCCTCCTCGCCTCATCATGGGGCAAAGCGAGCATGAAAGCGGTGAAGGCCGTGGGCCTGCACCTCCCGCGCCGAAAGACCGTCAACCTGTTCCCGCACCTCACGCCGGGAGCTATCGACCAGGAGTGCAAGCTCCGCCGTGCCCACGATCTCATTCTCGACTATCTCACCGACACGGACACCCGCATCGTGTGGGTGGACGATCAACACCCCCGAGGCTACGGGCGGGTAGATGGCATCCACACCATCGGTACCGACCCCATCACTGGGCTAACCAGAGCAGACCTCGCGCACATCCGCGACGTGCTCTTCTACTGATCTACTGAAAGGAATCATGTCATGACGCTAACCCTCAAGTGGGCGAACGGCACCTGCACAGGCGACCTCGAACAGGTTGCGAGCCTCGTCCATGCCATCACCCAGAAGAAGCCCTGGACCCAGACAGTGCCTAAGAATGGTGGACTCGTCGTGTGGCAGAAGAGGGACAAGTCAGAAATCCTGTACTCCGACGATGACCCCACCATCGCGGACGACCTCGCTGACCTCCTCGCCGACCATCTGGGAGTCCCCCACGACGAGGTGACCATCAAGCCTGATCCTCGCGATGAGTCGCAGCTGACCGCCAGCGAACTACGCGCACGACGGCTCCAGGCTCACCTCAGCACGGCCGATCTCGCTGAGATGTGCGGCGTGAACAAGTGGACAGTGCGTAACTGGGAGCAGGGCGTGCGAACCGTTATCCCCACCCGAGTCATGCGTATCTTCCAGCGCATCAACTCCTCCAAGAAGGAAGCTCGCGCATCTGTGCAGGCAGAGGAAGCTCTGTTGGCACTCGCCCAGAAGAACAACCCTGCAAAGGACGGGCCCGAGCAGTATGCCGTCTACGCGCCCGGCGATCAGGCGTACACAACCCTCTGGCCTAACGCTGCGATCAGCGCCGACGTGTGGCGCGATGCCGTCATCGAAACCGGGTGTTTCCGCACCGTTGCAAGCGACTACGAGGCGCGATTCATGGGCCTTAAGCTCATGACCATTGAGCCACCACGAACACAGAAAGAACAGAAGTCATGAGAGCCGCGCCAGCGCCACAACAACCAGAGCAGCCCACCCTCGAGACCGCCTGGGTAGAAGAAAGCGAGAACACGCCCGCGCCATCACCTAAGCGCGCCATCATCGTCATCCTCATCGCCGTCGTCACCCTCATCGCGTCAGGTGTCGCCGCATGGGTGCTGAGCACCCCACAGCCGCAAACGCCCGCACCCCAGCCTGCGGCCACACAGGAGGCGCGCGCATACACGGCCAGCGACTACGAGGAAAACCGCGAAACCTGCCGAGAGATGTACGAGACCCGCGACCTCCAGCTCTACTGGTCGTGCGTCGTCGGCGACATCCGCCTCGGCCAAGAAACCGAACCGGCGGTCCCGCTCGCGGATCTGCCGCCCGTTCGACTAGCACCCAAGGCCAGCCTCGGAGGCCAAACCGACATCGCCTTCGCGCCCGACGCGACCGCACGCTGCTACGCCACCGGCTATTGCCTCGCCGACGCGACCTTCAACGCTGGCCAAACCAGCGTCCAGGTCATGTTCACGCGAGGCGACGGCGACATCATGGGCATCTTCGTCCCCACCACGGATGCACCCACAGTCATGACGCAGGAAGTCCTCGCCCCCTACATGCCGACCGGAGCCGCACCGGACCCAACCGTCCACCAAGCGACCCTCAGCCGCATCCACATGGGAGCCGACACCCTCGTCGGCTACGTGTTCTCCCAACCCCGCTACTGCGGCGACACCCCCGACGAGTGCTCCGCGAAGTACACCTCCCGCACCCCCGTACCCTTCACCGGCACCACCCACATCACCACCCAAGCCGAAGCCCAGAACTGAGAGAGACCGTCATGTCAGTCGAGAGAACACTCATCGAGCACTACGCACCCAGCAGCGACTTCGCGCGCGTCCTCCAAGGCCGCTACGTCGTGGAGATCGACGACGAGTTCGACACAATCACTCTCGACGACGGCACGGTCCTCCAGGTCGAAGGCAACGAAGGATGCGGATGGTGCAGGTCAGGCTGGTACGACCTCATCAACGTCTACAAGCAGGGCAATAGCAAAGCGCGCATCATGAGCGCCCATGTTGCCTGCGACATCGACGAGGAGAACGACGACGAGGGAGCCGTGGACCCGCGCGTCTATACTCTCTTCGTCATGGTTGACGGCAATCCCGAGTTTCTGCCCCTCGCGACCATCAGGGGCAATGATGGAGCGGGAGGCTACGGCACCGGATTCAGGATCTTCGCATACGTTGACACTTCGACTTCGGCTACGCGCCAAGACCTAGCTAACGCCATAGCAGGAGGGCACTACCCAATCAGTGACACGACGGGAGATGTGCTCACCTTTGTCGCGGGCATCCTCCATGACGTGCATGGAGCCAACGTGCCTGTCCGCATTTGCGGAGATGCGGTACCCCGCTTTCGTGAAGACCTCCTGAGAATGCGCGACAGGATTGACAGGTTGATGGGCCTGCCCTACAAGCCGACATTCTGGCACCTCGAGAATGGCCTCACCCTCCTATGGCACAAAGACACGGACGGTAGCTTCATGTTTGTCCTTCGCGATCTGGGAGACCATGCTGGGGGACTTGACGTGTACGCGCGGAACCTCAGCGCCTTCCTGAACGCCATCCATGAGCGCGCACAGCACGCCGAAGTCGTCAGGTTTGTGGCCTCATCGGCATCCCGCGCCAACTACCTCACCGTAGACGGCGAACGCATCCCCTCCTGTGGGTTCCTCCTGTCCGAGCTCGACGGCACCTACATGTACGCCGAACAGGAACGATCTGACCAGCTCGACAAGCCAAGCCAATACGTCATGAACCAGAAAACCGGCAGAGAAATGCGCTACACCACAAACCTGCGCACCATCAAGCCGCTCGCCCACGGTCAGGGCCTCCTCGTCGCTACAAGCGCCACAAAGGACGTGTGGATGCTCTAGCGGATGCTCACACTGTGAACAGTCCGCGCACGAAAGGAAACCGCCACCATGGCGCTCATCAACAAGGACACGCGCATCGCGCGATACTCAGCCGAAGAAGGCGTAGGCTGGGTGCCCCTCATCCCCGGCCTCGCCACATCCGCCTGGTTCGACAAGTACCTGGAAGAAACCGCCTACTACGTCAACGACTACAGTGACCGCGGCGAAGACGATCTTCTCCGTCGATCCCTCCTGAACCCACTGGGCCCCGTGTGGGATGACATGGTTGAAGAGTTCCTGCTCGACCTCTACGAGGGCTGGGACCATATCCCCATGGTTGGCCCAGACACGCCTGTCTTCGCGTTCACTGAGGGGAAGGCTACAACGTCAGCGCCACTGTCGAAGGCCATCAGCTCACCTCTCATCGGAGGAGGCGAAACGCTCGCCCTGAAAGTCCTCCACCAAGCCGCCGACAGTCGGAACATCTACGTCCCCGACAACGCGACCGTGTACGACGTGCTGAACCTCATCAGCATGGCAACGAACAGCCCCCTCTGGGCGCTCAACTGCCTCCTACGCGCCCAAAGTAACCAGCCCTCCCCCCAGCTCACGCTCGGCTACCACGAGAACCAACGCGAAAGCAGCTGGATCGCCGCCACCCACAACAGCGGCTACGCCTGCGCCTTCGACCTCCTCGACCAAGACCTCCGACGCGACTACGGCGTGAACTACGTGATCGTCCCCGACGACGACCACAACGACTACTTCTACACCAGCAACAAGTATCGCGACAAGAACATGAAGCTCATGCGATACAAGGAAAACGGCGTAGTCGGACACGCTATCGAACTGATCGACCTCGACGGCGGCAACGCATACCCCAACCTCCACGGATGCCAGCCCGAAACACGAATGCCGGAACTCCTGCGCCTCGACAAGTACCTCGCAACGATGAAAAACCTACCCCAAGGCACCCAGGTTCCCATCGCGATCTACTCCACCAACAAGGGAGACGCGATCACCGTCAACGGCACCCGCATCCCCGCCTTCAAGATCGTCGCAGAAGACCTCTACGAGAGGTGCGAACTCTACGACCGCACCAACTTCCGAGTCATGCGGAAACCCGTCCGCTCATACGGTCGCTTCCAGCTACGACCACAGTTCGGCTCCCACATCCTCCCAGCGGGAACGCTGTCCTAGCACACATCCAGAAGCAACGGTGATCAACAACAAGTCCCTCTTCCGTTACAAGCTACCGTAAAGCGGCTTGCAGGGTGTCCTTGCAGGCACCCGCTCCAAGTCTGACAGCGCCGGGGCGCACGCTTGGTTCGCACTTCACCGGGACTTGCGTTGCATGACCATATAGGTCATTCCGTCTTACTGTCCCTCCACGCGCGTTTATTGTCTCCGGGGCACTCCCGGCGACCAGAATGTTGACCGCGGCGTTCAGGTCGCGGTCCATGACGAGGCCGCAACCATCGCACCTGTACACGCGCTCGCTGAGGGGGAGTTTGGCTTTCACTCTCCCGCATTTCGAGCAGGTCTTGCTGGATGGGTACCAGCGGTCAACAACATGCAGTCTCGCGCCAGTACTGGCGGTCTTGTACTCCAGTTGGCGGCGGAACTCGCCAAACGACGCATCCATGATGGCCTTGGCGAGATGGTGGTTCTTCACCATGCCTGCCGTGTTCAGATCCTCGATACAGATCTCCGAGAACGTGCTGGCAAGCCAGGTTGTGGCCTTGTGCATCGCGTCGAGCCGCTGGTTAGCGACGCGGGCGTGGAGGCGCGCAACCTTGGCCCTGGCTTTAGCGCGACGGCGCGAGCCTTTCACCTTGCGGCTCAGGGCCTTCTGCGCCATCTTCAACCGACGCTCCGCCTTCCTCAGCGGACGCGGGTTCTCAATGACCGTGCCGTCCGAGAGCGTGGCCAGCGTCTTGATGCCCAAGTCCACGCCGACCGCACCACCCTTCGGTGCGCGGCGCACCGCAGGCTCCTCGCGCTCGACCGTCAGCGATGCGTACCAGCGACCCGCACGCCGAGAAACAGTCATGCGCAACACGCGAGCGTCACCCACACGCTCGGCGACATCCTCCAGGCAGTGAACGCGACCGACCTTCGGCAGTCGCAGGGCTTTCGGATCGCCTTGGATGAGGCCAAATACTCCGGTGGTGTACGCGAAACGGGGCGTGGCACGGTCTTTAGCCTTGAACTTCGGGAACCCCATGCGGCGGCCCTTTCGCACACCCCGGCGACTCTTCGACCAGTTCGACAAGCCCTTCGCCAGGGCCTCCAACCCGCTACTGTACGCCTCTTTCGAGTTCTCAGCCCACCAGATCACGCCGTCATCGCTGACGGCCAGCGCGTCCTTGTTCGAGTTCCACCACTTGCGAAGTGAATAGAAAGACCACTCCGGCTTCTCGCCCGCGTCCAGCGCCTCCTTCACGTGGGCGAGACCAACGTTGAACGCGAACCTGGACGCGCCAGCGTGAGACAACAGCAGGCGCTCCTGCGTGGGAGAAGGGTCCAACGCGACCTTGACGGCTTCAAGCACCACGCACAGCCTTCAACGCAGCCTCCACCTTGCTTCGCGCTGCGCCCCGCCCATACAGCCTGGCACAGAACGAGGTCAGAACCTCGGTCACGTCACGCGCCAGGTCGTCGTCGAGGTCACTGTCGTCTACGACGATGAGCCTACGACCGGATGCTTCGAGCGCGCTTTCGATGAGTCCGGCGTTCATGCGGGCGAGCCGGTCTCGGTGCTCCACGATGATCGTGCCCACAGTAGGGTTAGCGAGGACTTGGTTCAGTTTGCGGCGTTTGTCGTTCATGCCCGAACCAATCTCCGACACGACCTCAATATCCGACGCTCCCATGTTGATGGCGAACGCTTTCAGTCTGTCTGCCTGGCGTTGCAGGTCGGCCTTCTGGTCAGAGGATGAAACGCGCGCGTAGCACACGGTGCGCCTACCTGCCGTGGGGGCGGGCGGAGCCTCGTATTTCGGGTCGTGGACCAGCCACAGGCCGCCGACTCTCTCCACGGGGACGGGCATACGGCCCTCACGACACCACTTCCACACAGTCTGTTCATGCAAGCCTTCAAGAGCGGCCCATTCTTTCGCACGCATAAACAAAGCATATCGTGTAAACTGTAACTATGGCAAATCAAGTCAACAGCAAGTCTCTCTTCACCTACAGGGGGAAGTACGGTTCGCGCTCACCCCTCAACTTTGGGCGCACCAAAACCCACGTGCAAAGCCCCACCGGCACGAGCATCCTCCTCACCGACGCATACGACGGCCTCATCGGCCCCGTCTGGATCGCCATTCCCGACCCCACGTTCAGCAGCCCCGACACGATGCCCGTCCCTCCGTACCTGATTGCTACGGCCCTACGCGCCCGCGAAGTAATCAACCAGACAGTCACGCCACAGGTTGAGATCGTGGCCTACGCGTGTACACACATGTCCCCCACGTCTGCGATGCAGGCCAGCATCGACGCGATTGTTCACTTTCCAGGTGGCGGAGCTGGGCTCGCTGAGGTCGCCAAAACGCGAGACAACCCCAACGGCCCAGGCAAGGTGACGCGCACATCGACCCTAAAGGCAGACAGTCACCTCGTCATTGGAGCCAACGAGGTCTGGCCAGTAGACCCGATCCCCGTGCGCACATGGTCAGGCCGCAACCCCGTGTACGTCCTCCACGCTGACGACGTGAAGAACATGTCCGACAAGACCCTCGACCTCATCCTCCGACGCACCCCGTCCGTGCTCGCACACAACCGAGGTCGCGAGTACGGGGAGATCTGGGATGAAGAACTTGAACAAGACCCGACCGACTGGGACACCCCGTTCCTCCTGCGCATCCTCGCGCGCAGCATCAGCGGAAACACCAAGGTCGGACGATCAGACACCCAAACCAACGGCCTATGGACGTACTGGGTGAGCCGCGACGGGCGCAAGCCCCGCAAGCTCGCCGACTTCACCAACCCGCTGGTCTACACTGGAGCGACCCTCAGCTTCCTCGCCTGGAGCGCATACGGAAACCTTGAGGAAGACCTCGCAAGCAAGACAGCAAGCCTGCTCCGCTAAGCCCCGAAAGGGAACCCCACATGCTCACACGCGCCCGACGAGTACTCCTCGCCCTCATCGCCGCGGCCACCGTCATGCTGCCGCTCACCCCGGCCCCCGCATACGCTCTCCCAGCCAATCCCAACGTCTCCGATGAGGTCATCGAGGCGAACTGGGCGACACTATCCGCTGAGCAGCAGGAGACAGCCAGGCAGGTGGTCGCGGAAGCCAAGGCGGAAGGCTACTCGGCAGAAGCGGCAGCAGCCGTCGCCGGTAACTTCTGGCGCGAGTCCCACTTCAACGTGGACGCAGTGAATGCCTCGTCGGGCGCGTGTGGCATGTACCAGGCCCTCGGAGACAGACAAACCCTCCTCTTCACCTACAACGGAGTCTCCGGCTGTTCAGGCCTCAAAGCCAAAGAAACAACCCAGGCCGCGCTCGCGGACGGGCGCAGTGAATGGCTCGGCTGGCCCACCACCAGCATCATCTACGGCGGCATGGCATCCTACGCGCTCAACGAAGCCGGCACTTGGGGCATCACCGGCGGCACCGTCCCCTCCGCCGACGACTCTTTCGGGAGCCTCGAAGGCTTCAAGAGCACCGACAACTGGTACTTCGCGACGTGGATCTGGATGACGAACTGGGAAGCCCCCGGCGCAGCTGAAGCAGGCTTCATGGAACGCGCCTCATACGCTGCGACCGTCCTCAAGAAAGTCGGCAACACCGACCCCGCCGCAAAGTCCACCACAAGCGGCGCACAGTCCGGCTCAACCGGGGGAGTCCTCGACGAGTGGTCCCTCCCTGGGATGCCCAAGAAACCCGAAATCGCTAAAGGCCAGTCCCTCACGTTCGCGGACGGCTCGCAGCTCACGGCGAAGCAGCGCGCAAACGCCTCCGACCTGAAAACACAGCTCGAAGAAGAACGGGACCGAGAAGCAGCTGAGTCAGCTCGAACATGGGTCGCCGTCGTCGGTGTCGCCCTGTTTGTCTACGCTCTCGTCATCCTCCTGTCCCTCCTGATCGACCTGTCGTTCCCACTGTTCTCTGTCCTCAAGGGCGTGACCTTCGGGCGGATCAAGTACTCACCACTACCAGCCGACGAGCGCCCGAAAGGCACCTACGGAGTCGCCGGAGTCCTAGCCACCTGTTTCGCCTTCGCAGCCCTCGGTGCCCTCATCTTCACGGGCGTGATCCAATCCTGGCTCGCGCACCTCGTCATCGCTCTTACCTCTTGAAAGGAACCCTCCCATGACCCGCCAGTCCGAAACCGACTTCGCCACAGCCCTCGTCACCAAGTATGGGCAGCAATGCGCCGAGCTCTTCGCCCTGTTCCTCCACACCATCCCCCTCGGTTGCTCATGGGCGTTCCTGCACCCCCAGCAGGTCGAAGACCTCGGCCTACCCTACAACCCAGAAGGCCCCGTCCCCCTCATCTGGGATCCCCAACACAAGACGGTCGCTACTCGCACCGCCGCCAACGCGAACGCCTCCACTCTGACGTTTGTCCTCATCCCCGTCGTCGGTGGCTTCATCCTCGAAACCGCCTACAGCGTCGCCGTCAACGTCATCGAGCAGTGCGGGGGACTCTACGGCGAGGACATCCTCACGGCAGCGGGGGAGAGTCGCACCAAAGCCAAGGAGGCGTTCGCTAAGCGCCTCGAAAAGGCAATCAACGACGGCGGTGAGCTTCGCTTCGGCTACTACTGCGTCAACGGCTCCCAGACGATCACCATGAACGGTGTCGCCTACCCCGCCTACTCGCTCCCACTACGCGCCATCGCCGAAATCGCAGCGCAACAGGGCCTCTCCTTCCGCGTCCCCCAACACGCCCTCATCCCCGCCTCCACTGTCGCCGCAAGCCCCTGGGACACCCTCTCTCGGTCGGTTGCAGCCCCCTCCGGCAACGCAATCCTCGGAGCCCTCACCCGCTGAAAGACTCATAATGTTCATCCACATTCCAGAACCCAGACCCCGTGAGGGCATCGCCCCCACCCTCGAACTCCAGATCCGCGCCCGACTGGACAACGCCTCGACAGAACACGTCGGTGAAGCTGTCACCATCAGCTCACCCCAATACGAGACTTTCATCGCGCAATGCACAGAAGCGCTCCAACGCGACAAGTCCATCGACCTCGAAGTCGCACCCGCGAGCGCAGGCGACACCGAGACCATCACCATCGTCAATGACTCCGGCATCACCGTCGAAGACATGCGAGAAACCCTGAGCGACCTCATCGGCGACATCCCCAGCATCGGAGTCACGATCAGCGTCAACGACGGCCAGTACACCATCACCCTAACCACCGTCCCAGACCTGCCCGTCCTCGAGACCCACGTCGAAACACTCACCTGGTCCGCAGACGGCCACACCCTCACGCCCACCATCCACACAACAACGGGAACCGAGATCCCCGCATGGACCCCAGCGGTCCTCGAACAAACCGAAGCCTACCCAGGTGGAACCATCCGCTACGTCGATACCACCTACGGGCCGATCCCATGCACCCCACAGGGGACCGTCATCATCGACGCAGCCATCGCCACCTCAATACACCACGCCCGCGTGTAACACTCCCGCCGCCTCCCTTCCAGTTGCTACCCTTAAAGAAACTAGGGCAAAAGCCCCGGTTACGGCTCCCACAGGAAGGGAGGCGCTGTGCGCCGCTACATCGAACAAACAACACAGCCCGACGAGACCGTCACCGAGACCCCCGTTGACGGCATCATCCTCACCGAGCGCGAATACCAGGAACAGCGCGACCAGCTCGAAGCGCTCATCGTCACCGCCGACACCTTCCTCCAGCAAGCACAGACAGCGCTCGACTCCCTCATGGACACGTACAAGGCACAACGCTCCGCCAACAAGACATACCTCGCAGCCTTCGGTCTCGAGGACGACCCCCAGCCCGAAACCATCCTCTAACCTCTTCATCGAACGGATCACCCCATGAACGACTACAACGACATCGATGAGACGACGGAAGACACCATCGTCCTGGACCTTGACGACGACACTACCGACCCTGACGACCTCGACGAAGTCGACCTCGAGACCCCAGGCGAGGATGAGGACGACTACGACGAATACGAGGACGACGATGAAGATGACTATGACGACGAGGATGAGGATGACGTAGCCTCGACTCCTGTCACGACCTTCGCGCTCGCGCCACTACGAGACGATACCGACGATCCCGCTGAGTCCGACGACGAAGAAACGTCCGACGATGACGATACCGACCTCGACGAGGGCGCTGACGACGAAACCAGCGCCGACAACGAGGCCACTCCCTTCCGCATCGACATCGACACAGACGGCCTCGGCAGCGCAGCGGTCGAAGCAATCAGCAGCATCAACGACGTGGTGACCGTCAAGAGTGACACGTACTCCGTCCACTACACCCACATCAACCTGCACCAAGTCGTCGGCACGAAACCCATCAAGGACTACCGAGCCGACACCTACAGCGGCCTCTTCAACGTTGTCCGCGAAATGAAGGTCATCGTCCCCATCGTCGTGACCCCACTCGCCGAGTACGCCGACTTCCTTGCCGACAACAACATCACCACCGGCGCAGAAGCCGACGAGCTCGGCTACGCGGGCCCACGCTACCGAGTCCTCGACGGGTGGCGGCGTGTTTTCGCGTCCCTCAAGAACGGCTACGACGAGATCCCCGCCGTCATCATCACGTTCCACGACTATGAGGTTGGGTGCGACCTGTCCAACCTCATGCACCTGGTCCTCAATCGCGCCCAGAAGCACACGTGGGCTGAGAAGTGGGCGATGATGAAGGTGTTGGAAGAGTCCTACAGCCTCACCCCATCCATGCTTGACTGGCTCCTCAACCTCGACGCAGGCGACTCCATGCGCCTCAAGGAAGTTATGCTCGCCGAGTACCCCGAGGTGACAGAGGACTTCCTGTCGGGCAAGAAAGACCTCGCGCGTTCCTACAAGGCGCTCGAAAAGCTCCGAAAGGCAGAAGCGAACCCCACGGCAGGCGACGACGACCGGAAGATCTCCAGCGTTGACGAAGCCAGCGACCTCGCAACCGACGACACAGAAGACGCGCCGCTCAGCGACGAGGAAGTCAAGAACCTCCTCGAAATGGGCGACGAACTCCGCGAAGTCCGCGACCTCCTCAACAAGGAAGCCGACACCGACGACACCGACATCGACGACGACAACTACGGCGGCGACCCCATCCCCGAAAACGCCGCCGAACAGGTCGGCTTCGAGGGCGGCGACGACGACGAGGACATGTTCGGCGAAGTCGATGAAAACACGGTCCAGGACACGAAGGACCGCAAACCCCTCTCCAAGGAGCTACGCACAGCGATCCTCGCGCGCGACGAGTTCACCTGCCAGGCCTGCGGCTACGGTAAGGGCATCACGTCCATGGTCCACCTCGGCCAGCTCGAAGCCCACCACAAGACCAGCGTCTACGTGGGCGGCTCCGACGCGATGAGCAACTTCGTGACCCTCTGCCAGCGCTGCCACGGCCTCGTACACATCCTCGCCGGCTTCAACGCCAAGATCGGCATGACCAAGGAAGAGTTCGAGAACGTCCCCGACAACGACCAGACAATGTTCCGCGTCTGCATCAAGCTCGCAAAGGTCATCCTTAAGGCCGAAGAGGAAACCGGCAAGGCACTCAGGAAGTACAAGCCTGTGCGCAACCCATTCTGGGAGCAGCAGAAGCAGGCGCAAGATGTTGTCAAGACCCTAAAGGGTGAGGAAGCATTGGAGGACACAGCAGAATGACGACGTGGGTTTACTTCCAGCGGCCAGGATTCAGCCTCTACCAGGAGGACGGTGGTGTGCTCACATCCACCGCTCAGACCGTCAAGCGCGCCCAAGACCTGCGCAACATGGCAGCGCGACGCGCGCCCAACCTACAAGCCGCCCCATACAACCCGGCAGGCTACGAGTACTGCGCCTTCGATGGGCAGCGAGTCGTCAACCTGTTCGCCCGCGACGGCCTCACCGTCACCCCCGGCACCGTCGTCAAGACAGACCAGGGCAACAAAACACTCGCGCAGGTTCTCGCCGACTACGAGATCACCGACCAGGGTATCGACCCCAAGGCCGCAGCGTGGGACATCCAAGCCCTCCGTGAGGCCGTCCGATACGCCAACGCCTACACGCTCACCCGCCTCGAAACGGACCCCCCCGGCCCCTTCGGCGCATCGTCATCACTCATTATGCGGCCAAGTCACTGGGCACTCACGCGCCCCGATACCGACACTGAGTGCATCCTGCGCACGTGTTGCTACACGCAAGGAACCCCCCAGTCCCACAAGCCCACCCTTGAGGCCCGCATCGGCAACTCCGACTACTTCCTCGTCTCCCTCCCCAAGGACTGCATCCCCCTGTTCGACGGAACAAGAACGACCCCCACGCAGGAAATGCTACGAGCACTCGCCCGAGCAGTAGACGACGCAGCCGCCACCCCCTTCTGCCTTGAACGCGACATCCAGGGCGTAGCCTATGCCCTTACTCGAGGGGGTGAACGTCTCGAGTTCTGCCTCGAAAACGTCGGCTCCTTCACCTACACGGGCGACGACTTCGTAGCACACGAGAGCCACGGTGACCCCGCATACACCATGGGCCGCTCGATGCTCGTCAAGAGCGCACTCAAGAACTATGGCAATGGGTGTCGCGTTGGCGTGTACGCCATTATCAACGCTCTTGTCCGACAGAGAGCCGCCGGGCGCTCCGACCTCTCCCCGACTTTCGCTGACGGGTATCGCGCCGCCCGAAACGGTAAATGTGACGTGTATGCCGACGCGCGCGAGCCATACGTGCCGTCGCGCAACACACACCCCGAAACGCGACACAACGAGCCGTACAGCACCTACGACCGCTACGTCATGCACTACAACAACCTCATCAAAGCCGACGCAGCAAACGTGACCCCGCGAGCAGACTAGGCCACCACATGAACACGCCACGCAGTGCCATCGCGCGACGTAACGCCCGCCAGGCGCACACCTATGAGGCGCGCAGCCGTCTCGAATGGGCGGCAGAAGTGCGCGCCATCCTCGAAGCTGCCGCCACCACCTTTGATGAGACCGTTGTCCAGCAGCAGATCACGATCCCTGCGAACCGCACGCGCGGCCCAGTGCAAGCACGAGGCATCCTGGACATGTGCCAGGTCCTCAGCATCGCAGGCATGGCCACCAATGCCCCCACCGGCAACGGCGACATCATCCTCACCCTCGCCGGCCACGCCGACCGGATACAAGCCGCCCTCCACCTCGCCCACAGCTACCTCGAAGCCGAGCACCTGCACCTCAGTCGCGCGCACACCGACCGACCTGGCGTGACCCTCAGTCCCACCAAGGCGCGCCACAAGACCTACGGCATACTCCTGAGTGCAGCAGCCGAAGCCTCCACCATCATCCGCGCAACCCGACCCTTCAACGTGCCACTCGACCAAGAGGAAGTCGAAGCAGCCCACGCAATCCTCAGCCGAGGATGGATCGGGTCAGTCTACCGGGAGCAACCCCTCCTAGCGGCTGAGGAAGGGGAGCGAGAGTATGAGAGAATCTATCTCTCTGTCAGTCAAAAGCCCCTCGTTAAGCCGTACAGAAAGAACCTGCGATGAACTCACTCCGCGCGCCCCGTCACCTCCATCGAGCGTGGCGGGGCTCTGTCGCCCTCACCTTCCTCCTCGCGCTCATCCTCACGTTCTTTGCGCACCCCGCTAAGGCGTTCACCGAAGACCAGGGGCACAACCTCAAGGCCAAGCCCTCCACCTGGTGCCAGTGGTGCGCCGACAGTGACTTCGGGTACGACCCAAACGAAGAGCGCGGCATGATTACCAACGCCGGAGCAACCATGGGCGAGGCGGCGTGCGGTAACTTCTCCTTCGCGTTCGTAGAACTGAGAGCCGGAGTCAAAGCCCGCGGCTCCTACACCGTCAACGACATGCGCGCCGAAGCCATCAAGCTAATGCAGGCAGGCAAAGATAGCCCATTCAGCGATGACGGTTGGCTCTACCAGCTCAATCCCGAAGGCTTCGCCCAGGGAGTCTCCAACATGACCGGCGGGCAACTCACCGTCGAAGTCCAAGGCGACACCAGCGGCGCAGGCCTTGGAGCCAACAAGTTCACCGAAGACGACGTGCGCCAAGCCATGAACGACGGCTACTTCGTCATCTTCATGGTCCAAACCGACACCGGCGGACGACACTGGATCGCTGGCGATTACGTGGAGGGCAACACCGTCCACACCATCGACTCCGGGCGACCCCTCACCACCCTCGACCGATCCCAATACCCCGGCGGCATCGGCCCCATCCTGAAGTTCTCCCGCACCGACGGCAAGAAACTTCAAGACCTCCCCACCATTGACGACGCGGCCACTAGCGTCGGCAGCAGCAACAGCGGTGACACCGCCACTGCAACCGACACCGGCATCATCAGCGACCTCGACCTGCCCGGTATGCCACCTCGCACAGTCGGCCAAAACCACCAGCTCTCCGAAGCCGACAAGCTCGCCTTCGCGAAAGACACCCTCAAGTTCGCGAACTACACGAACCTGAACACCACGCAGAAAGACAACGTTGACCAGATCGTCGCGCAACGCCAGCTCGAACAAGACAGCAAACTGTCGAACGGGTTCAGCACAGGCGCAGCCATTATCGGCATCGTCCTGTTCCTGTACGCTCTCGTCATCGTCCTCGCGTTCCTGTTCGACCTGGCCTTCCCACTGTTCTCTCTCCTCAAGTTCGCGACAGCTGGTTCCCTGACTGTGCATCACGAGTCGCAAAGCCGTGCGGGCGTGAAAGAGCTGGGAGCTCCACCTCGAGGACGTTGGGCGACGTGGGGGAACGTGTTCGCCACTGCCGGGCTGGTTGCAGCGTTGGGTGGTTTGCTCATCAGTGGAACGCTGGTTAGGTGGGTTGCGTCGCTGTGGCAGATGCTCTACATGTGACGGGTTGGATAACACCACAGCACATGTGATCTAGTTAACCAGTTTCCGGGTTGCGCGCACAAAACACCCCGGCCTACACTAAACCCATCACAAACAACACAACCACAATCAAATAGCGTCCCCTGAACCGCCCCGGATCAGGGGAGCACCCCGGAAAGGTGCCCGAGCGGCTGAAGGGGCCTCCCTGCTAAGGAGGTAAACAGAGGAATCTGTTTCGCGGGTTCGAATCCCGCTCTTTCCGCAGGACGCGAGAAGCGCCTGAGACGAGTTACTTCATTTGGATCGAAACTACACTCGACTCAACCTTTTCTCTCGCGTCCCCCACTTTTACCCAAAACACCCAGAAAGGAGAGCGTCATGGCGCGCATGAACACCCGAGGCACGAAGCCTCGCAACATGGCTAACACTCCCGTCAATACGACGACGGGACGGGCCTTCACCGCAGAAGGTGGAATGGGGTGGCAGCGCACCCCCAAGGGTGAGCTGTTCCTCGCCGCCGTGACCTCCCTCAACGAGGACACGTTCTACGAGTCAGCTGACGAACGCACCAACCGCATCCAGACCCTCACCACAGATCCCGAGATCGTCAACAGCCCCGAGTGGACGCTCAGCATGGTCCGCTGGCTCCGCCAAGAGATCGGACTCCGCTCAATCCCCGGTGTCGTCGCCATCAGCGCCGTCAAGGCGCGCCTGGACGCTGGCCTGACCGGCACCAACCGTCAGATCATCGAAGCGGCTATCGGTCGCCTCGACGAGGCCTCCGACATGATCGCCGGGTGGATGAGCCTGTACGGGCGCAACATCCCCTCATGCGTGCGCCGTGGTGTTGCCGACGCGCTGCGTGCCCGCCTGTCTGAGCGGTCCTACCTCAAGTGGCTTGGCCGCATGAACTCGGGGAGCGTCACCCTTCGGGATGTCATCAACCTGACGCACCCCAAGCCGAAGGACAAGACGCAGACGGCGCTCATCAAGTTCACACTCGATGAGAGTTACGGGAAGAAGGGCGACGACAAGCAGCTGCCCGTCATCCGAGCTCGTCGTCAGTTCCTCGCCATGGACCGTGACGCGCAGATCAGCGTGCTCACTGGCCCGGACGCGCAGGACATCATCCGTAAGGCTGCGCTCACTCACGAGGTGATCGCAGGCGCAATCGGGACGATCCCCGCCGACGTGTGGGAAACCCTCGTCCCCAATATGGGCTACATGGCCCTGCGCTTGAATCTCCGACGTATCGAAGCATCGGGCGCGTCTCGCGCGCTGATCGCCACGATCAACGAGCGCCTGAGCGACGTGGAAGAGGCTGCGAAGTCTCGCACCATGCCGGTCTCGTTCTATGCGGCGTACAAGAACGCGCCGCTGGCTTTCGCCGCCGCCCTCCAGGACGCAGCGAATGCTTCTCTTGAGAACGTGCCCGCTCTCAAGGGTCGGACGCTGGTCCTCCTGGACCGCTCCGGCTCGATGTCTTACAGCATGTCGGCGAAGTCGTCGCTGACCTGCCAGGACACGGCTAACGTGTTCGCGTCGGCGCTCGCCATTCGTGGCGAGAACGTCCGCGTGGTCGCGTTCGACACCCATATGGAGGACGTGCAGGTCAACAGCTCGGATCTGCTCCGCGTCGTGGACCAGATGCCCACTCCTCGAGGTGGCACCTACACACACAACGCTATCGCTTACGCCCACGATGGCGGTCGCCAGTACGACCGTATCGTCATCCTCACGGATGAGCAGTACGCGGACGGATCCGTGGATAGCGTGCTCGACATCTACGCGCCCGGCGTTCCCGTGTTCACGTGGAACCTTGCGGGCTACAGGACGGCGCAGATGGAATCCCGAGAGGGTCGCTGGACCTTCGGCGGTCTCTCCGATAAGGGCTTCCAGATGATCCCGCTCCTTGAGCGTGGCATCGGCCAGTCCTGGCCCTGGGAGTAACCACCCACCCAGGGGCCTCACCCGACACTCCCACCACAGGGTGAGGCCCCACCAACGCCCCTATAGCTCAACTGGCAGAGCAACGGACTTTTAATCCGTGGGTTCAGGGTTCAAGTCCCTGTGGGGGCACGCAGTGAATAGCTGAATATGGCGGGGTGCCGGAGAGGCCGAACGGAGCTGTCTTGAAAACAGTCGCACCAACAGGTGCCCAGGGTTCGAATCCCTGTCCCGCCGCCACCAACTGAATACATGGTCCTATGGGGTAGCGGTCAGCCTGCCAGATTTTCACTCTGGAGACCCGAGTTCGACTCTCGGTAGGACTACTCCGATCCGGTGTAGCTCAACGGACAGAGCGGGGGACTTCTAATCCCAGGGTTGCAGGTTCGAGCCCTGTCACCGGAACTCCAACAACTAAATACCTACCAGGGGTCAGTGAGCCGAATTGGTGAAGGCACCCGACTGTAAATCGGGCACATCAGAAACGTTGCAGGTTCGAGTCCTGCCTGGCCCACTGGTGGAGTGAAGACGCGAATGTGTGAGTTACTTCTTTGCATAGAAACACACCTGGGCGTAGCCCCAGGGCCCCATTTGCTCGCGCAGCCTTTCAGCTTCGCTCCGCCTCTCTATCTCGGATGGTGTAATGGCAGCACACCGGATTTTGGTTCCGGGCATCTAGGTTCGAGTCCTAGTCCGAGAGCGAACTGCGGGCGTGTCCCTGTCGAGAAGATAGTGACGCGCCCGCAGGTTTACCCAGATCGAAAGGAAACAAGCCATGACTGCTGGCGAGCGTAAGGCCGCAGCCAACAAGCGCCGACGCGCATTCCACATCTCCGCCATGAGCGCTCTGTCTGCCCTCTGTGCGGGCGTATTCGCAGCCCTCGGGTTCGTTGGCCTGATCGGCCCCTCCCAGTGGGCTATCAGCCGACAGGAAGCCATTCTCGGCAAGGTCTTCACCGGCTGGCTGACGACCGTCAACATGCCCGCCGCAGGGTGGGGGAGTGAGACCGTGTTCGTCTCCTCCTACACGGGCGATACCGCTCACCTGACCACAGGGGAGATGGCCCCCGTCTCGGACCTGACCCTTACGGCACCACTCTCAGCGACAGCTGAGCACGCCGTCTTCATGAATACCCTCACCGCAGCGCTCCTCGCTGCACTCCTGCTCCTTGTGGCCGTTGCTATGTGGCCGTCCTACGTCACCGACCCTGCGCAGCTCGAAACAAGCCTGACGGGAGCGTTCGAGTGGCCCACTCCGACGACGAGCGAGAAGCAGCGCCAGAAGGCCCGCGAACGTCGCCAGCAGCGACTAGAAGAGTTCACCGCAGCCTGCGCAGAAGTCGACTCCCTCGACGCTGAACACCAGACAGACACAACCCAGAACGACGCGCAGGAACACCCCGCAGGCACCGAGTTTCTAGCCGCCCGCCTCATGGAAGGAACCCGCCATGAGTGAACCCCTCATCATCGCGTTCGCCGCGGCCATCGTCGCGTCCGCAGCCTTCATGGTCGCCACCGTCGTCCTCATGGGCGACACAGCCTTCAAGCGCAGCGCAGACACCCTCAGTGCCACGCTCACAGTCGCCCTCATCAGCGCCGCATTCGCCTCCCCAATCTTCACCCCAGTCACCTACCAGGTGCCCGACGTGATCCACGCCTGGGTGAACTTCGGCCTCGCAACCCTCGCACTGCTCCTGATGATGGTCACGGTGTGGAACATGTTCCGCCGCTACCCCGACGTGCCCCTCACGATCCACTGGAGCGCGTGGGCCATCAACGGCATCCTCGGATACGCCCTATGCGGCTTCATCCCCACCATCCACTTCATCCACTCTGTTAGCCCGTGGGCCTGAAAGGAAAAGAACAATGAGCGATAAGGATAAGCAGGAGCGCTTAGAAGCGCGGATTATGGCAGTAGTCCTAGCCCTTCTGCTGATCGCATCCTGGTTCATTCTCTTCCAGCATGGGGGACACACGCGGGAAAGAGACCAGAGTGATGCCCAGTCCGCCATCAGCATGGACGCCGGTGCTGTTCCTGACGGTTCGCTCAGCGACCTCGACAATTTGACCGTTAACGACAACCCCACCCCGCCCGAGAAATACAGTCGTGTTGAGCAGTTCGGCCTCGCCTGGAAGGATGTGGACCACAACGGCTGCGATACGCGGAATGACATCCTCGCCCGCGACCTCATCATCAGGGGAATGCGTAACTCCTGCGTCGTCACCGCCGGCCAACTCGCAGACCCCTACTCGGGCAAGTGGATCGACTTCAGCAAGAAGGAGGCCTCGAAGGTCCAGATCGACCATGTTGTCGCCCTCGAGAACGCCTGGCAGTCCGGCGCATACAACCTCACCCAGGAAGATCGTGAAGCTCTTGCCAACGACCCCAACAACCTCCTGGCCGTCAACGGTCACGACAACATGGCCAAGGGCTCCAAGAGCGCAGACCAGTGGATGCCACCCAACAGCGCCTACGCCTGCGCCTACGCCTCTAAGCAGGTCCAGATCAAGAGTCGCTACGCTCTCACAGTGACCACACCGGAAAAGCAGGCCCTCGCCGACGCACTGGCGACCTGCACCACCAACTAGAAAGGCCCATTCCAATGGCATTCACGACAGCGCAGAAGCGCGAAGTGATCCAGAGACATTACCCCACTGCCAACAACATCGCCGTGAAGGGCAACGTCTTCTTCGCCGCCTTCCCCGACGCGGAGCCCATCATCGGCTGGCTCCACTCACCCCGCGAAGCCCTGTGGATCCATGCAGTCGTCCCCGTGAGTGCCTGCCCCGCTCTGCGCACGGTCCCCCCGCGCTGGTTCATCGAAGCAGCACGACCCTACATGCGGGGCGACGAGCGAAAGGAGCGCTACCTCTACACGCTCCTAGCAGCTCAGCAAACATTCCCATCGGGGGATTACATGCGCTGGATCACTCTCAATGAGGGGCATCCGCTCAGAAAAGCGTTTGGTGACTATTGCGCCTTCGACATCGAAGGCAAGGAGACAGAGTTCCGCATCAAGAACGCCGAGTTGGAGACGGTCAGGACCATTAAGAAGGCCGACCTCCTCTACGTGCTCACGGATGAGCCAGGTAGCCTCTTCTACGAAGTGACACCTTTCTGATAGCCATGACTTACACGACAAAAGATATTCGCCCCGTCTTCGAGCGTGACTGGGGCATAGTCCGCAGATTCGTCGTCAAGGGAAACGTTGCGTTCAGTGTCATTGGTACGGGTGTCCCAGTGTTCGGTTTCGTTGTTTCCGCCGCCAGGCCTCGCGTGGAACCGTGCGTGAGCCTCAGCAGCACCTCGGTTCCTCTGGACGTGGTGCCGCCCCAGTGGTTCGCGAACGCAGCCACTGAGTTCATCTCCGGCATGGGGGACGAGGCACAGAGGAACTACTGGACTACGCTCGTCGCAGCCAGTAAAGCCCTTGGTGGCAACAGTGGACACATCCAGCTCGACGAGCAGCACCCATTCGCACAACACACAGGGGCAGTGAGCCTCACCGTGTGCGTGAACCGGGTTGAAGCTGCAAACCGGAATGGGGACATGGTAGGTGTCTACACGAAGCCCGGCATCATGCACGCCCTCACCTCCCAACCGGGACCGATCATCTCCTGGTCCTAATTGCTGCCAAACCGGAAGGAATGAAACATGGCTTTTACACCAAGGGACGAAGGCTACGTGCCTCCACATCTCCCTACCATCAAACGCGAAGTTAATAAGTTGATGGATGGCGTGAAGCGAGTCGGCGCGAAACAGACAAACGTATTCGTTAGCGCAACATCAGGCTACCTAATCGGCCACATCACTAGGGGAGCGTGGGTGGGAAGGCTTACCCCTGTGGAACGATGCCCCGCAATGGATGTGGTTCCCCCTAAGTGGTTTGCTCGCAGCGTCGAAAAGGCCCTACGGGCAGGCGCACCGCAACAGGTCGCCTACGGACAAACCCTTCTCATACTGGCCGAAGCCACATACCGGGGGAATGGCTGCATCACTCTCTCCGACAATCATCCACTAGCTGTTGGAGCTGACGGTCAGCCAGCAATCGCACAGTTCTGCCTAGATTACGGAACAGCGCGGGCATATGATCGCCACGGCAACATCGTCGGACGACCAATCGGGAAGAACCGACTAGCGCAGATCCTCACTGCAAACCTGGGTGAGATCGCATTCATGGAATGAAGCCTGAATAACCCCCTCATTCTCATCACGAGCGGCACCTCCCCTCTGAACACATCAAGGGAGGTGCCGCCCTATGTCGCCACATACAAGGAATCAACTGAAAGGAACAGTAATCATGACACCGAAACGAAAGCGCCCCACCGACCTCACCCGCGACACGGTTTACGCGCAGAGAGACCTCGCTCGCGTCCTGCGCGCCTGGGCTGACGACCTCGAGAAGGGTGGTGCAGACATGGATGCCCTCGCGCGGAGAGGGGAGCTTGCTGCGTGGGCTCAGAGGCGCGCGGAACGTCAGATGCGACATGTGAGCGCAGCGTTTGAGCGCGTGATTACATGCGCGTCGGAGGCTGATCGTCGCGGAGTGTATGGTGGCCAGTGAGGCTGCTGTAGGAAGTCCCCGGAGCTATTGGTTGGTGGTTCCGGGGTTTTCTTCACCCTCAAAACCTGTGTGATCTACTTAACCAATTAGGTGGATATTAGCGGTTGCAGACAAACCAAACCGCCCACTACGATCAAACCCATAACCCAGTCACATGAAGGAGACAATCACCATGGCAACCACAATCGCCACCCCCGCCCGCGCCCGCATCAACGACCCCCAGACCAGCTGGGACGCAGCCCTCGCAGTAAATGCTGTGAAGTCGTGGCTCCTCTTCGCAGAACTCAGGACCATCGAGAAGGCCGAATGGATCGGCGAAGAGCTGACCGACGAAGCATTCTTCACTGCCCTCACCCCGTCTCGCGCTCGGACTATCGTGTCCGACTGGAAGAAGCAGGGCTACATCGAGGCCATGCCCAAGCGTGCCAAAACCTCCACGGGGCGCACCGCCCAGCTCCACCATCTCACGCCCAAGGGACGCGAACTCATTGCCCTTCTCCGAGACATCAACCGAAAGGCTCATCAGTGACAGAACCCGACCCATCCCCACCTGTAGCGGAAACACTCGCGCGCCTACAGCTCACACTTAAGGCACGCCAGACCAGCGCCGCTCACTCTCTCATCACTAGGGCCCGCATCAAGGCCCGGAACTACCCGTCGGAGGCGACACTGCCTCCACGAATCTCACGCAAGAAAGGCAAAGCTCAACATGGCAGCGAAGAAGGAAGTTAAAGTCCTCCGCAAGTCGAAGAAGTGGGATGACCTCGCCCCGCGCATCATGGCTTACGCCAAGCTCCTCAAGGACAGGGTGAAGAACGCCGAGGGCCCCGTCAAGACGTACATTCTCGAGAACCTGGACGAGCGGTTCCCGGCAGTCGCACAGAAGGGCGGCTACAAGATTGATGCCGATGTCCACGGCGACTCCGGCACGCTCTCCTACCGCAAGCCCTCTCGCAAGCCGGGAACCGGCCTCAAGATCGTGGATGACCTCGCATTCATGGCTTGGTGCGAGGAGAACGGTATCGAGCACAACGCTCAGCCGACCGTCACGTTCCCCGAAGAGTTCGTGACCCAGGAGAACCTAGCCAAGCTCATCGAACAGGCCGGTGGCGTGATGCCTGACGGCATGGACGACGATACAACGCTCAACGCAGCAACTCTCACAGTTCGTATGAGCGAAGAACAGGCCAAGCACCTCATGGACGACAAGCTCACCGTCCGCAAGCTCCTCGAGATGCTGGAACTCAAGGAAGACCTCGCCTGACATCCCCTCACATGTAGAGAAAGGTTACCTACATGACCCCCAAGGCAAACGACGCGCAGCCCGCCGCTAAGAAGGCTGCATCCAAGACCCGCACGACCAAGGCCGCTGAGAAGGCTGAGGAAACCACCGCCGTCTCGCATGAGATGCCCGGCTACAAGGCGCTCAGTGAGGAGGAAATGCGCCACGACTTGGCCGAAGCTGGCATCTACGCCCAGGCACACGCGCTCGTGCCTTACCAGATGCGAGGAAACACGGGTGACATGTATCTGCTCATGCAGATCGCCAAGCACCTGAACATCCCCTTCATTACTGCCCTGCGGGGTCTGTCGTTCATCGGCGACAAGGACGTGAAGCCCGCAATGACGGCGCAGCTCATGTCCGCTCTGGTCCGCAACGCAGGCCATACGCTCCGCGAGCAGTGGGATGCAGACACCAACACGGCCACCGCAATCCTGATCCGTAAGGACGACCCCTCGTTCGAGCACGTCGCCGTCTGGGACGAGGAGAAGGCCCGCGTCGCTGGCCTATGGGAATCGACCCCCACGTGGATGCAGTACCCGAAGGCCATGCTCACCGCCCGCGCCATGAGCGAGGTGTGCCGCCACGCAGCCTCCGAAGTCCTCCTGGGCTTCAGCTACGTGCCCGAAGAGTTCCAGACCGCCGAGTCGGCCTCGCGTGTCCTGGACATGCGTGAGCAGGTGAAGCACGACATGACTCGACTGAACCTATCGAGCGAGAAGGTCGCCGAAGTCCTCGACGGCGTGACCCTCCCCGGTATCCCCGTCGCCCTCATGACTCCGCGAGAGCTGGAGGAAGTCAACGCTCGTATCGGCGTGATCGAGTACGAGCGCGACAAGGACAAGATCGACGAGGTGCGCGAGCGCATCCAGAAGGGCCGCGACAAGCTGAACCTGAGCGAAGGCGCGTTCGCTGAGATCGTGCGCCGCAACGTGCGCCCCGGCAGGGGATACGACACCATGAATCTTCGTGAGGCTGAGCAGGTGCTTGACGTGCTCCTGCGCCAGGCGAAGAAGTCGGGTATCCGTTCCGGCCAGCATCAGGCTCAGCCCGCCCCGCAGGCCCAGTCCCCGCAGTCGCCCGCGCCGCAGCAGCAGGCTCCCGCGCAGCCTTACCAGAGTCCGCAGCAGCCTCGCCCGCAGGCACAGCAGGGATACACCCAGTACATGCCCGCGCAGCCCCAGGAAGCCCCCCAGCAGCGTCCAGAACCGGCTCAGCAGCCCCAGCAGGCCCCCGCGCCCACACAGGAGTCCTACGGCCTCTACGACGAGTCTCAGCGCCCCGAGCAGTACCCGCCGCTCGGCTCCCAGAAGCCGAAGGGCATATCTGGCTCCATGGCGATGATTCAGCGCACCATGCAGGCCCAAGGTCTCTCCGAGGAAGAACTGCCCATCATCCTCACCTACATCTTCGGAAACGATGAGCGCGCAGATGTAGATAACGTGGATGCGCTGACCATGGACGACATGACCACAGTCCTTGCGGGTATCCAACGTTACGCAGCAGAAGCCGGGCCTCTCCCGGAACCAACCGCTGAACTCCCCCTCAGCGAGGACACTCCCGCCGACAACATGGACAACCTGGAAGCGTCCTACAGCGAGAACGGGGGCGAGGTGAACGATGACCCTGAAACGTGGAACGAAGGCTGGCCGGAAACGGCAAAGCCCGGCGGCGGCACGAACCAGTAGCGGACCCAGCCAGCAAACCCGCGAACTCATCTACGGGCGCGACATGTGGCGATGCGCCCGATGCGGCAAGGATGTCACCTACATCCAATCCAGCATCCAGCACCGCAAAGCCCGCGGCATGGGCGGCACGAACGACCCGTCGATCAACAGCCCCGCAAACCTCATCGTCCTATGCGGCTCCGGCACCACAGGATGCCACGGCCACGTCGAAGTGAACAGGCGCGAAGCCCGCAACCACGGGTGGGCAGTCTCCCAATACGCAGACCCCCACGACGTGCCCGTCCAATACAAGGACGGCCTGTTCCTCCTCGACGACACCGGCCACCGCATCCCCACCAAATAACCACACAAGCAACCACCACCTGAAAGGGGTGAACACATGTCCAAGCGAATCTACATCGCCCTCCCTCGCGGCTGCGAGCGCGAGACCTCCTACGCAGCCGAAGACGCTCTCACTCTCCTCGGCTACGAACCCGCTAACCCTGCCGACAACAACGGCGACGACCGAGCCAACCTGCGCATGTTGACCCAGTGCGACGGCGTACTCCTCGCCCCCAACTGGGAGACCAACCCCATGAGCGCGCTCGCCGCCACTATCGCCCAGCACCTCGACATCCCCGCTGGCACATACGACCAGTGGGCCGCTCAACCCGCAGCAGGGGGACAGTGATGAGCTGCAACGACCAGGACAACACGGCAGCAGTGAGCTCTCTCGTCATGCCCGAAGCGTGGACCGAGAAGGGCGCGTGCGTGCGAGCTCTCAACCCCGACGCATGGTTCCCTGAGCGCGGAGCAAACGGCAACATGGAAGCTCGCCTCGCCCTGAGAGTCTGCGCCGACTGCCCCGTCAAGGAGCTGTGCCTCAAGGAAGCACTCGCCCAGGGCCCCTCCTGCGAGGGAATCTGGGGCGGCACCACGCACGCCGAGCGACGCAAGATGCTCCGCATGGGCTGCAAGACCATCGAGGAGTACAAGGCCCTCACTGAGCCGAAGACCGAGGAACCTGTCGAAGCTCCCGCCCAGCCCGAGCAGGACACTCCCACCGTTGAACCTGCCGCCCCCGTGAAGGACAAGACCACAACCTTCCCCGACATCCTCTCGGAGGTGATGCAACTGCCTGGGAACTACACAATCGGAAGCCTGTTCTCGGGCTATTAACGGTGGCCTAGACCTCGGCGTACAACTCGCCCTCGGCCCCGCACGCCTCGCATGGGTGAGCGACATAGAACCCGGCCCCCAAGCAATCCTCGCCCACCACCACCCCGACGTGCCCAACCTTGGGGACATCACGAGAATCGACTGGACGAAGGTTGAACCCGTAGACGTGATCTGCGGCGGCTCACCCTGCACCGACCTCTCGCTCGCCGGCGCTCGAGCTGGCATGACCAAGGACACCCGCTCAGGACTGTGGGAGTCCATGTTCCACGCAATCACCGCTATCCGCCCCAGGCTAGTCGTCTGGGAAAACATCCAAGGAGCACTCAGTGCATCAGCTTTTAGCCTCATGGAACCCGAACAGGGACATATGGGAGGACGGCCAACCGGACCTGTTCTCCGAGCGCTCGGGCGTGTACTCGGAGACCTTGCCGGCATCGGGTATGACGCGACGTGGACAGTTGTTCATGCTTCCGACGTTGGAGCGCCCCACAAGCGGGCCCGAGTCTTCGTTGTTGCTCACCCCCACGGCGAACCTTGGCTCGAACGGTGGGAGCCAGCCACCCGAGAAGCGCCGGGAGGGCGGTCATGGGCCGACGTTAGCGGACGTGATCGAACACCTCGAACCCTGATCCCCACGCCAACCGCGTCAGACTGGAAAGGCGGGTACCACCAGGAGGGGAAGGGGATGAGCCTGTCTCAGGCGACCAAGCTCCTCCCCACTCCCGTCGCCCAGGCCCCAGGGAACACTGCCGAAGCCCATCTGCGGAAGAAGCCGGGCCGCACTCAAGTCACCGACCTCGGCATCATCGCCCGCGAAGGCCTTTTCGCGACCGGAGGGAATCTCCTGCCCACCCCGCAGGCCACCAACGCCACCTACTCATCCAACGGCTACGGCCCCAACCTCCACGAGACAGCAGGAACCCTACGCGACAGTTTCGGCCCCTACGCGCCAGCCATCGCCCACTGGGAAACCATCACCGGACGCACAGCCCCAGCCCCAACAGAACCACCCCTACGCGAGGGCGGCAAACCACGCCTGTCCGTCCGCTTCGTCGAATGGCTCATGGGACTCCCCGACGGACATGTCACGGGCGTAGGCCTCTCCCGCGAGAAGACACTACGCGCCCTCGGCAACGGGGTCGTCCCCCTGCAAGCAGCCGAAGGCATCCTGCGAGCCCTCCAACAAGAACGCCAAGCCGCCCTCGAGGAAGGCTGGCCCGAATACACGCAACCAGCCAGCAAGGAACAGTCATGAACGCCGTCGCGTACATCACCACACGTAACCACGAAGCTGACGCAGCTTACCTCAATGCCCAAGGCCTCCGCGTCACCATCGAAACAAACCCAGACGGAACGCCATTCCTTGCGCTCGCAGTGCCGCGTGGACACCTGCGCGAACACCTGCACTACTTGAATCCGGGCGACGCGCTCATCTGGAACTCCGACCACAAGCCGATCTCCGCCACTGTCGTACCAGAACCCCTCGTCACAGCACTCACGGAGCACATCTCCTCGCTCATCTCAGCAGCAACCAAGAAACACCGCCGATGAACGCCGAAGACATCCTCAACGCCCTACGCCACCACTACCCGACAGCGGCGTTCGTCCCCGAGCTCACCATCAACGACGAGCAATCCCTTACGGACTACTACGAACAGGGCGAGCATGAGGCATTCACTCGCCGCATCGACGCACTCATGTTCGACAAGCGCATCCGCACGGCCATCGAGATCAAGGTGGACCGAGCCGATGCGAAGAGGGAAAGCCTCGCCAAGGTCCGCGCCTGGCGACAAGTCACGCACAGGTTCTTCTACGCCACACCGGCAGGCCTCATCGACTCCCCTCCCATCATGAGTGGATCAATCGGCCTCCTCTGGATACACCCAGACGGTCGTATCGAATGGCGCAGAAAGTGCCGCCTCAACCCCTCCCCAGAACCACTACCCCTGATCGTCCAAGAACGCATCGCACACCGAGCCAGCAGCTACGCTCTCGTCCCCAAGGAACTACGTCCATGACCTTCAACCCGCGAATCACACAAGCCCTACGCCCAGCCGAAGATGGGACCATGAAGCGCAAGAAGAAGCTCCGCTGGAGCAAGACCAGCTGGTGCACGAAGCCGCCCCGCAAGATCCGGTACCGCACCAAGCTCGACGCGAAGCTCGCCCTCGCCTCCACGCAGCGCTCACGCAACCCGCGACGTGAAGAACGCCGCTACTACAGGTGTCCAGCGTGCAAGGGCTGGCACCTCACCTCACACTGACTACCACACGGTAATAAATGGTGACAGTTTGAGCGCTCTGGTCTCGTTCTCCATGGGGGCTAGACCCGAGCGAAGCGAGCCACATAGTGCATAACGCTTGCCCAAAAGGGTTGATATATGGCCGAAAGGTGTGCTTTGGGGAATATGTTTCTACGTTCTGGTTTAGGTTCGCGCGCTGCAATAGCCTGTTTGGCGCGAGGTAAGCATAAATAGGCTGTGACCCACTTAACCAAACGCGGGGATAATGTGCCCCCAAAACAGTGGTACCGTTGCCACAACAAACCATCCATGCAGACACACAGAAAGGAACGTCACCATGGAACAGAACCAGATCCTCGGATACCTTGGGGGCCTTTTTCAAAAGAACGCACCGATCACCGACGAGGTATTCAGTGCGCTCAAGGAATGCTTGAAGCCCCGCAACCTCGATGAAAACGATTATGTGTCCGGCGAGACGGTACGCATCCGCGCAGCTATCGACTCCCTCGGCTTCCGACATGGCAAGAACCTCGACGCATACGTCGAATACCAGACTGACGAAGACGGGAATACCGCCGTTTTCCTCACCATCGAATCCGAAGAGGGACACTGGTCTTCCCGTCACGCCAAGTTGACCTTCAAGATCAACGAAACTGGATACGCAAACACCATTCTCGAGTGCTCCAGCCGCAACGGGGAAGGCTGGCACGCCTACGAGATCCCCACCATGCTCGGTGTGGGCGCAGCATACTACGCGCTCCTCGCGTGGGAGGCGTACCAGGGCATTGAGGCAGGTCGTCTCGAAGCAGTCGCACCCGTGGATGACTGGAGTAGCTACCTCGAAGACTACCCCGAGGTTGAACACGATGAGCGCACAGAGGAAGAATGCCTCACCTCGGCACTCATGCTCCTGGCCCAGAGCGCAGAAGAAGCCAGCGAAGATGAGGATGAGGAGGGTGACGAGTGAACGCCACCTACCTCCCCCCGACCAACAAGGCAACGTCGCTCGCCTCCATGCTCCAGGTCCACTTGGACCAGGCAGAGCACGTCACCGACCCCCTCACTCACCTGGAGAACATCTCCATGGGCGACCTGCGAGTCATCGACCGACGTAACGGTCGCGCTTACCTGCGTGACGGCTCCACCATCACTGCTCGCAAGAAGAGCAGGACTAGCGAGTGGGTCGTCGAAACGCGAGGCCCCATCGAGAAGAAAGGGGCATTCCTCCAGTGAGCTACAGTCGATGGATCTCGGACGTAACGTTCGAGGCAGGAGACCTCTCCAAGGCAACCTTCACCCCAGCAGACGAGGAGATGTTCGAGCAGTGGCTCCTCAACTACATCGCCACCCACGATGAGACATGCCAGAAGGGCTACAGGTACGACATTTACTTCATGTTCGCCTGGCACTTCACCTACGGTCCCGATGGGCGACTCACAGGCCTGTCAGTCGATTTCCCATGGGATGACGATTACGTCCCCGACTTTTTCGTCACCGAGCTGGAGGGAACCAGCCTGTTCTTCCGCGAGCGTGGCGTGCGCTTCAAGCTGGTCTTCAACAAGGCTGGCGAAGAGGAAGATGATCGCTGGCAGATCACCACCACCCACGGCGGCGTGTGGGCGGCTCGCGGGAAGCTCGTCTACGGCAAGCGTGAGCGCATTGCCTAAGTCGATCACCGTGTGGGTGCCGGGTAAACCTGAAACTCAGGGCTCTACCCGATGCTTCACACCCCCAGGATCACGCAAGCCGGTCATCGTCCACGACAACCCCCGGCTCGGAGCATGGCGCACCGCCGTCACCTTCCTTGTCAAGCACGCCGCCCACAAGGCCCGCTGGGACACGCCCCTGGACGAGCCAGTCGAGGTGATCGCCGAGTTCTACCTCCAACCTCCTAAACGACCACGGTTTAAACTCCCCGCAGTCAAACCCGACCTCGACAAGCTCCAACGAGCAATCGGCGACGCTCTCGGAAACGGGATACTCCGGGACGACAGTCGCATCGTCCACTGGAACGTGTGGAAGCACTACGGCACAGAACAGGGCGTGAAACTCACACTCACCAGACTCGCTCAGGAAGGAGAAGATGACCAATGATGAAGGTAGCGAAAACGACACTGCGTAGCGTCCTGTGCGCCGCTCTGTTCACCCTCGGAACAGTCTCCACGTTCGCGTGGCTCATCGGCTTCGGCAGCGGCCTCGTAGCCTTGTGCGCAGCACTGCTATATCCCTCCCTCGTCGTCGATGCGGCACTCCCGCTCCTTGGAGCTGGGGCCGTCAGCTTCGCCGCTAGGGGCATCTCCATCTTCGGCTTGCGCCTCATGACCCCGAACGACAAACGTCAACCCCTCCGAACCGACCTCATCGGATGGATCGGCTTCGTCGATGACGAGACCCTGCGTATGACGCTAGATGCAGGAAAGGAAGTGCCAAATGGGTACGCGAAGACCACCAACTGACCAGCCGCGCCCCTGCCAACTCAGGCGAACCCCCGAAGCCATGCAGGTCACCAGCGACAACCTGCGCCAGGTAGCCCGATGGTGCCACGGCGCTCTACAAACCGAGGGCGGCAAGATCGCCCTCATCGAAGTCACAAACACCATCACCTCACACACAACCACCGCCCACGTCGGCGACTACATTGTGCGCCGATACCGCGGCAACCGATCCATCTTCACCGCCATTCCGCGCGACGAGTTCGAGCAGGAATGGACACTCCGACCCATCAAGAAGGAACCCCGATGAGCAACAACGACAACGAGCTCCGCATCAGCGGAAACCTGACCCGCGACCCCGAGCTGCGCTACACGCAGTCCGGGAAGCCCGTCGCATCATTCACCGTCGCCGTCAACCGCCGAGTCCGCGACCAGTCCGGCAACTGGGTGGATGGCACCACTCTCTTCGTGCAGTGCGTAGCCTGGGAACAACTCGGCGAGAACGTCGTAGAGTCCCTGCGAAAGGGCGCGACTGTCGCCGTCGTGGGCAGGATCGAGCCCAAGGAGTACGACTCGAACGGCGTGAAGGTTCGTGGCTTCGAACTGATCGCCGACGATGTCAGTGTCTCCCTGCGCCGCCAGCAGGCCACCGTCAAGAAGACCACCCCCTCACCCAGCGGTCAGGGTAACGGCTACAACTCCTACAGCCCCAACACTCAATACACGACAGACCCCTACAGCACAGGGGCACCTTTCTAGCCCAGACAGGACACAAGACCATGGCCACCGCCTCCCACATGTTCCCGTTCATGCTCACTCTCCCTGACGGAACCCTCCACGATGCAGTCCGCATCTATGGGGAAACCCTCGAGGCCGTCGCCGAGTGGTGCGGCGGGGAAGTGGGAGGCGCTGCCATCCCCGACAAAGGCACCGTCGCTGGCATCCTCTACCCCACAGGTAAAGGCCATGATGCGTTCGCGCCCGTTGGCTCCTACCTCCTGCGAGGATCCGTCTCTGTCCAGCACATGAGCGCCGAAGAGTTCAACAAGATCTACACGAGCCTCTGACAGTCCATGCTCACCCAGACGGCGCAGCAGATCATCGCCACAGCACGCCGCAACGCAGCCGCACTCCCATCCGAGCAAGCCGCCGCCCGCGAGCGCCGCAACACGGCACGCAAAGCCGCTCGCAAAGCCCGCGAAGCAGCCAAACCAGTACGCGCCGCACGAGAACTCCCACCCATCGACGGTGCGCACTGGGCGAAGCGGCGATACGGCTCCAACTGGCTCTACCCAGCAGTCCAACTCACCAGCCCCCACGTCGCACGCCTCATCACCCAATGGGCACCACGCACCACCCGCTACATCGAAACCCCCTCCATGTGGGGCCTGTACGTGTGGAACAGCAGACGTGGACCTGAACCCGTTCTCGCACGGGAAGGCTGGTACATTGTGCGCACAAAGTACGGTCTACGCGCAATGCAACCAGCCGTTTTCCAGCGCCTTTACGTTCGATACGCGAAATAAGGTGCGCCAATAGACTTGCGATAAGGCGCAAGCGCCACAACCCGCACCAGCGCAAGGGTAACGACAATCACAACTAATGCGTTAAATACCTACTTTTGGTTGCAAACCAAACATTTTCACAGCCTTTACAGGACAATAGTTCAACAAAAACCGAAAAATGCGCTTGAAAAATACTCAGCGCATATATAGGCTTTCCGCGAAAGCACGGAGCGAGGGGGGCACCCACCCCCTCCATCAACACAGAAGGAGACAAAACTTTGTCTATCGTGACCACCAAGCGCTCGGCCCTCACGAAGGCCGTCACGCTCTTCGCGCTCGCGGGCATGGGCGTTATCGCCCACCCTGCAACGGCGACGTTCGCAGCGCCCGACAATGCTACCGACGGTGCTCCCGCCGCCGCTACCGCCGATGGCGGCAATAGGATCATCGCATCGGACCCCGGCACATCTACCGCAACTGGTGGCATCAAGATCACCAATACGAACGTGAGCGGTCGTTACGGAGACAAGTTCTCCGTTAATGCAACGCTCGACATTAAGGTCAACTACGAGGGCGATAAGGTTGAGAAGGGTGCCACCTTCTCCGTCGGCCTGGGTGATGGCCTTCAGATCCCCAGCGGCTTCAACTCTGTGGCCCTCAAGGCCACGGCTCTCGATGGTTCTGAGAAGACCATCGGTCAGTGCGTCGCCGCTAACGGCACCTTCACCTGCACCGTCACTGAGAACGTTGCCGAAGTCCTCGGGGGCAACGGCTCCATCAAGAACGGCTTCGTGAAGCTCGAAGCCACCCTAACCAAGGCCAGTATCGGCAAGACCGCCACCGATGTGGTAGTTGACGGCACCAAGCACACCGTGTCGCTCGGCAAGGGGGTTGTCGGCGAGGAAGTCACCCCCGGCGACCACAAGTTCTGCTTCTCTCACGGAATGACCCCGGAAGGCCTGTACGAGTTCATGTGCTGGCTCCAGGCCCAGGGAAACCCCGGTGACACGATCACCATTGTTGAGGGACGAGACGACATCACGTTCAAGAAGACCGTGTACACCACACCTACGGAACACGGCGACTGGGCTAACCCCTCGGCCACAGGCAAGGCAACGGTGAACGGAAAGACCATCACGTTTACCATCCCCGACGGCACCGGCACGCAGGAAAACCGTGTCGGAGTCCTGGTCGCCACGTCTGAGAAGACGATGACCAACACCGCCACCGTCAACGGCAAGGAAGTTTCTTCCACCGTTACGTGGCGCGCCAAGGGTTCCTCGGGCGCGGAAACCGACGAGGATGCCAAGCCGGTTCCGCCCACACCAACTCCGACCCCGGACCCGACACCGGAGCCGTCCGAGCCTCCGGCCCCCACGCCTGAGCCCTCGGAGCCTCCTGCTCCCACCCCGGAGCCTTCCACGCCTCCGGTCACCCCCGACCCTGAGCCGCCCGCTCCGACCCCGGACCCCACCCCGGAGGCACCGAAGCCGGACCCGAAGCCTGAGCCCACCCCGGAGCCCTCGGAGCCCCCGGCCCCCACGCCCGCTCCGACACCGGATGCTCCTAAGCCGGATCCGAAGCCCACGCCCGAGCAGCCCACCCCGGACCCGAAGCCGACCCCGGACACGCCCCCGGTCACTCCCGACCCGAAGCCCAGCGTTCCTCCGGTCACCCCGGATCCCGAGCCCAGCGTCCCGTCCGTGACCCCGGACCCGAAGCCCTCGGAGCCCCCGGTTACGCCTGAGCCCTCCACGCCTCCGGCTCCCACACCTGAGCCGAAGCCGTCCGAGCCGACCACCCCTGTCACCCCCAACACGCCCAGCACCCCGGACACCCCTCCGGTGACCCCGAAGGCCCCCACGCCTTCCGCTCCCGCCAGCAATGGCGGTGGCACGCTGGCTAAGACGGGTGCCGACGCTGGCTTGATCGCTGGCGCTGGCGCGCTCGCCGTCGTCGGTGGCGCTCTCCTGGTGGCCCGCCGCCGCCAGAACAAGAACTGACCCCAGTCAGCAAATAGGGAGGCCCCAGAGATGCAATACTCTCCGGGGCCTCCCCCTTTTTAGCAAAACCGTGGTTTTGCCCGGCCTTGCAACGCTTTTAATGTTGCCGCAGTAATGCACGTAATGCTACAGTAGGGCATTAAGGAACAATTCATCAGAAAGGAGCAACAAATGCTCAAGAAATACCAGGTCACCAAGATGATTGACGACCTCGACGGCTCTGAAGCCACCCGCACCATCAAGTTCAGCATCGACGGCGCACACTACACCATCGACCTGTCCGACGAGAACACGGACAAGTTCCGCGAGGTGTTTGCGCCCTACATCGCCAACGGTCGGCGCGTGACCTCACGGAAGTCGTCACGCAGGTCCAGCAGCGCCAGCACGGGACGCGCTCAGCGTCAGAAGACGGCAGAGATCCGCGCCTGGGCCATCGAGAAGGGCTACACGTCATCCACGCGAGGCCGACTCGGCCCGACCATCATTGAAGCCTACGAGGCCGCGCACCAGAACGCGGACGCTCAGTAGTCAAAAGCCACACAGGAAGGAACCCCGATCATGGCTTCACGCAAGGACATGCCCGCCATCGCATTCATCGACATGCACGGCGAGGTAGACCTACGCACCCTCCCTCTGGGGACAGTGATCGTCACCGTAGGCCCTGGCCATGGCAAGACGCATGAGGACCGCCAGTACATGAAGTTCAAGCGCTTGTGGCGCAGCCCCGATGAAGGCGCATGGGATGACCACTCACTCGCGGAAGACCTCGCCGAGCAGGTACAGGCTGGCCGTCGAGTTATCGCCCACTACGTCCCCATCTACTGACAAGAAAGAAGAAGTGACATGTACGACCCGAGTCTCCTCGCGGATCTTGCCGTCAAGAACGGCGCGAAGATCAAACGCAGCACAAAAGAGATCAACGACGCCATTTTGGCATCCCCACAGGCAAAGATCGTGCCGTTCAACACTCCTGCAAACTTTTTCAAAAGGGATACGTCCTTTGAGGTGTCAGAGGGAAGCGATACCATCACCGTGTCTTTTGCGGCGACCGTTTCCGCGCCCGTTAGTACTCACATTGGTGACACTGCGCTAACTGAGGTGGAGTATGGCAGATACTTCGACTGTGAAGCAGAGCTGAATATTGCAACAATGCGCATCAAGGAAGGCACCCTTCGCATTGTTGACTTCCGTGTCTCAAATGAAGATATGGCCTCGAACAGGGAGCGGCTGACAAAAGAAGCTGAACAGCAGGTGCGGGAGCGAGTTTTCTCCCGCCAGCACGTAGCCAACTACGTGACTGGCCTCCCCTACGGTGAGCACGCCAACCCGATCTACCCGCCGAATAGCGATGAGACACCCGACTGTGGCGACTCCATGGATTACGTCCAGGCGGTTCGCTTGGGCCTCATGGAAAACCCCGAGCCCTGGCTGCAAGCCCTTGTAGACGACTTGCGTGGCCAGTGCCGCGCACTGTTCGATGGCGACGAAACCTACTGCGATCCGGCCAGCGCGGAAGCCGGTAACGGCTCTTTCCCGAGCGACCTCTACCCAATCCGAGACAGGATCCATAACATCATCCTTGCTGGCATGTGCGGCGAGGGCGAGTGGGCAGTGTACGCTCCGCTGATCCGCGCAGTCACCCCCGAGACCGTGCGCAAGCTGTACAGGCTCCCAGAAGAACTCCCGCTGCTGAAGGTGGACGAACTGCCGGTCTCCGCCGAAGATACGAAGACCCTAGGAGAACTACTCTCCACCATGGAGCTGATCGGAGTGTCTACGCCCGATCAGGGAAAGCTGGTTGAGCACTACCAGCGTTTGCGGAAGCTACACGAAGGATTCACGCACTACGCCGAGCTCTGGGAGCGTCTTGCAGAAGGGGACGCAGGGGAGGACGTGGTTACGCACATCGCCGACTACAACGAGCAAGTCAACTCCGTTCGGGGCGACTCTGACGCTGTTGTGGACCGCACCAAAGCCATGGTGGATGCTCTCGGAGCAGTGGAGCATACCCTCAAGGCGAACGGCGTTCTTCGCTACCTGTACAAAGTTCAGGAGAAGCGCGGTAAAGTCAAGCCCCTGCATGACCTGGATTGCCTCACGCTAGGTGCATACGTCCAGGACTCGCCTGACGCGGACTCCCTGACGAAGCCGCAGGGCGATAAGCCTCTCCACGAGTTGAACTCGTTCTTCCACTACGAATGCGAGTTTGCACAAGCGGAAGGGAAGAAAGAAGACGGCGAGCACGTGTACAGCGACAACGCCGACTTCCTTACGCGCTATTTCCCATTCCCGGCTATCGCGTGCATCCGCGCCGTCCAACCCCCGTATTACTACGGTGGCAACATGAGCAATGACAAACTGGCCGCTATGACCATCAGCGCGCTTACGCATGACCGGAAGCCGTGGACAAAGAACGCGCATCGCGCTCTGATGGAGGCTTTCGTGGCTGCTGGAGCGTATGACGTAGCATACGCAGATGCTCACTCTGACACGCGCGCTCTCACCAGTAGCGACCTGTCAGCCATTGAGCCTCACTGCGAGGTGTTGGATCTGCTGCTCGAGGCGAGCAAAACACTGTACGAGGATCTGGATGTGCGTCTGTCGCCTTATCGTGCGGATACCGTATTTGAGGTCGCTCGAAAGTTCATTGACAACATCAACTCCGTCTTGCCGCTACTTGGCGACCTGCACGGCCTGAATAAGCAGTGGCTTACCGTCAAAAACCATCTGCTCCGCGTTGGAAGCTCAATGGGTAAGGACTACCTGCAAGAGCAGGAGCAGCGCATCCCAGTCGTAGAGCTAATGATGGAGAAACTGTCTCTCACAGACGCGGATCTGGAACGTGTTGGCCTGAGCCGCCAGCTTCTTCTTGGAGAGGGCGAAGCGCTTTCCGAGTTCCTAATGGAGAACAGGGTTGCCCAGGAGGGGGGGGGAACAAGCCGTATGTGGCGTACCAGTTCATACTGCCGGACCACTGGAGCTTCGTTCTCGAGCATCCCGATCCGCGCGACATCAAGAAGACCCTATTTAAGGTCGAAGTTCCTATGTCTATGATTGGCGGGTCATACACCGGAGTGCAGGAAGAAGTAGTAGCTGAGCTTATCCGCGCATTCAACTACTCGAACCCATCACGACGTGACATCGTTTTCACGAAGGAAGAGTCCGAGAAGATCCTCGACTACGTGCGAACCGGGAACCTCGACGCTTCCTCCCTCGATAAGGAGTCCCAGCCCTCATATTGGGATACGTTTGGCGAGATCACCCGCAAAGCGTGGAAGCGTAGTCCCATAGCTCAGGCAGAGGATCAGGAAGCCCTTATCAGGGGCTCAATCCTGAAGCTGGACCGTGACTGTCACATTGTCATCGGCCATACGATTGCCGATGTAGATGATGATGGTAAGGATGCGGCAGATGAGCGAGTACGCTTGGCAAACAGGCTCGAAGCAGACTGGGTGTATAACTTCCGCCTCAATGCCATTGACATGGAGGATGCGGTTATCGCAGTCGGCGGCACAACCAAGGGTGACACAAGCGTATGGAACGGGAAAACAGTCCCACACTTTCGAGGGACAGTTGGTGATCTGTTTGACGCAGACGAGAGAGGCTACCTGAAACTGTATAAAGAGGCGGAGTTCTGCGGAGCTGATCCTCGGACACAGTGCACGTATTGGTGGTTAGGCCGCAAGTTCCAATACGACTTCGTAGGAAGTCACGCAACGAAGAGACAGGGGAAGAGGACAGGCTTCCTGACAGTGGAGACACAGGGAGAAGAAGCGCGCTTTGTGGAACACTAACCATGCCTGATTGACGGCTGAGCAAACAAGAAGGGGAGGGGTCTACTTTCGGGTAGATCCCTCCCCTCTGCTGTGTGCGGGGCTTAGTTCAGCTCACCGTAGTGCCCTGCCGTCAGTCGGCGAGAAGGTGGTAGATGAGTGAAGGGCACGTGTAGGGTGTGGCTCCGAATCGCCCCTCGAGGTAGTTCTTGGTGATGTTGCTTCCTGACTGTAGGCCGGTGAAGTCGGAGAGCTGGTAGAGCGTGGTGGCCTGGGCGCTGTTCTTCTCTGTGAACCAGATGCGCTCGCGGTTATGGATGGGGCCGCGGCCAATGTCCATGAGTGCGATGTCGTTGGTCGTGAAGATGAGCTGGGCTCCCGTCTGGTTGACGGTGAAGGAGGTGAACCAGTTGATGATGATGCGACCAAGCTCCGTGTGGAGGGAAGCCGTCAGATCATCCACAACGAGCACCTGCCCGCTGGTGAGCGCGTCAACGGCTGTGGCGGCGAGCGCCAGCCACATGATGCTCCCCGAAGATGCTGAGAGCGCCGTATGGGAGACTGCGCGCTCACCGTAACGGAACTCGAGGAGGTGGGGGAGAGCCTTCGCGAGCGCAACCTCCGCATCCTCCCTGTCCACCGGGGCGTGGCGTGCAGATAGCGCTGGCCGCTGGGGGGCGCACAGCTCAATGCCCGTAGTGCCAAGGTCTGCGATCTGGGCGAGCGTGCTCAGGGCCGTCGTGTCGAGGCGGCGCGACAGAAGATGCTTGGCAATGTGCAGGTAAGCCTCCTCCATCGAGGGAATGCCGACACGGAAGACCTTGACCCCAGTCGTGAGCGCGTCGCGGACGGGCTTCACCTGCGGGTCGCCCATGAGGGACGCTCGAGTGAGAACCAGTTCGTTCGCGTTGACGTGGGGGAGGCCTTTCAGGCCGGTCACAGCCCCGTGCATGTCGCGCGAGTAGATGGTGTTCCACCGTTTGCGGGCGACGCGCAGGCACTCCCCTGCAACGCCGTCTGCGTTCCGGGACAGGCTGTACTCGTAGCGCATGTCGTCGTGGATGAAGTCGATGCTGTAGCAGGTGGGCTTCGATGCGTCGTAGGGCCTGTAGGGGAGCGCGTTCGCCCCCAGAGGCAGGAGGGTAGTGATCGCGCTCTTCATGTGGCGGAAGGCTTCTAGGATGTTCGTTTTCCCAGAGCTGTTGGGACCGTAGATGCCTGCGAGGCGGTGCAGGTATTCGCCCCACTGGGCACCTCCTGGCGGATTGAGGGTGCGAATTGCCGATAGGGCGAGGTTGAGGGTGGCCTCATCCCTGATCGACTTGTGATTGCTGATTGTGATGTTGAGCAGTTGCATACCCACAAAGTAGCACACATAAGCGACAATATGATATTTTTTATCATGAACACGCCGAACAGTGTTCCATCCCAGGAAAGCGAGACCGCCATGACAGAAACCTTCTACATTCCGCGTCATAGGGGCATCAGGTTCCAAAACCTGCTCAAAGAAGCCCAACAAGCGGGTCAGTGCATTGAGCATCTTGTCGAGCTGAAAGATGACAGCCTAATGCCAACCCCTGAGCTCGAGTACCACTGGGGCCAAACCCAGCGCTTCCTTGTAGATGTCCTCCACATGAAGGATGCGAACATCTTCCCCGTGGCGCATTGGGCATGGCTCACCTCCCTGTGGATAAAGGGCGCGAAAGACGACTGGACGCGCCAGCTGCACGAGCTTAGCGGCGTGCTCGTCGCGCCAGATGGGAGCATCGTCGGCTACACGACGTGCGTGCCGACCAGCCGCGTCTCCGGTGCAGAGTGGGGCAAATCTGTTCTCAGGCTCGACACGTGCACAGACTACGGCCTCGACGTGAACAAACCCGTCCCGGTGGGGAACGGCTACTGGTTCGCACATCCTGCCATCATGCACGGCCAGCAGGTCGCACACGTCCGCTACGTCAGCGTCGGCATGGGCTGACCACTCCCCACAGCAACAGGGCACGCTGACCGCTCGCCGGCACTCTACATGTGTCTCGCCAGCAGAAAGGCAAAGATCGCCATGAGGACATTCTTCATCGTCCGAGGAGCGCCCGGTATCGGCAAGAGCACCTTCCTCAGCCTCTACCAGGCCCGTGGCCAAGTCGTCTCCCTCGACGGGATCCGCGACGTGTTCGCCATGCCCATCCCCGACTGGGACGGCGTTCCCGGCAGGTCTATCCGTGGCGGCACAGAGGGGACGATCTCCCACGTCCTCGAGTCAGCCCTGCGGTCACGTTTCGAGCAGGGCGGCGACGTGTTCTTCGACGCAACCAACCCTGAACTACAACAGTTCAAGCACCTCGCCGACCTGTCCCGCGCCTACGGCTACCAGGTCGCCGTCATCGACATGCAAGGAAACGCCACCGACGACATGATCCTCACCCAGAACGCAAAGCGAGCGGGCACCGTCAGCTACGTGCCCGAAGAAGACGTACTCAGGATCTCTGCGAGGGTGCGTGAAGGAACCCGCGAGTGCCAACGCTACGCGGGACGTGACATGTGGGTGTCGGCCCAGTGGGAAGAGCGTGACTGTGGGCTGCACATGGTCAACCTTGAGGCCATGCGCGAGTTCGTGCGCTCCACCATCGACGGCCACTACACGCGCACAATCACCATGAAGGCGGGGGAGCGTGTCGTCGTCATCGGGAGCGCCTACGGTGACGCTCACACCCTCAGCAAAGCGCTCATGGAAGCATGGGACGAGACCAAGGACGCGCACGCCGTGACGTGGGTATTCCTCGGAGACACGCTCGCATCCAGCCCCCACGTCGCCCAAGCGTGGAAGATCCTCACGTACTTCGAGACCCAAGCCAAGCAGCACGGCCACGCCGTCATCTTCCTTGAGGGGATCGACGAGACCATCCTGCGTGAAACCCTCACTCGCGCCGTCAACCCCCGCGACTTCCCCGACGTACAGCAGGCCATCGGCGCGATCACCCGCACGGGGGTACAGAAACGCGACCTCCTGCGCCACCTGAACAACCTCACCTGCGCGCTCACCATTCACACGCCACATGGCACCTACTACGTCACCACCGGCGGCACGGCAAACCAGGACCGCACCCTCACCGCCCTCGAGTGCACCAACGGCGCAAACGACCGCACCAGCACCTACCGCAGGAAGATCAACTACGAGGACTACCCGGAACCCCTCAGTGAGGCAGCGGCCCGCGCCGACATTACGATCATCCACGGCCACAGGAATACGCCCCACGACATGCCCCGCGTCGTCGCCGTCGAAACTGCAAGCGCGCCCGGTTACGCGATCCTCTGACCATCCGCCAACACTCACAGACCACAACCGCTTTCACGACGAAAGGAACATCCCTCATGGGACAACGAGGCGTACACGCCACAATCACTCAAGACGAGCGCACCGGCCTCGTCACCGTCAACCACGTGACGGTCCAATGGAGCCTGCACATCGCCCAAATCATCCAGTTCGCCCTACAGCACGCGGGCAAGGACGGCTACACGCAGGACGAGTTCCTGAACCTCCTCAAGAAGACCGTCGCCGACATGGAGCACATCAGCGCCTTCAATTGCTCCGACGAGGACGATACGTACTACGACCGTCACGGTCCCATGGAGGGGTACTGCTTCGTCGCCCACAACTACGAGGACGGGAAAGAATACCGCCTCGGCATCGACAAGGGCGATGGTGCTCTCCTGACGAGCTACAAGGAGTCGGATCGCTACTCGACCCCTCGCGCGTTCGCCAAACGCAAGGCTGCTGAAAAGTTCATCAAGGAACACGGCCACGCCCAAGATGCCGTGTCGTACCTGTGGGATCTGGAC